TCAATTTTATATCTATGTCTTAATTTTGATTTTAATACAACGGTTTGTTTTAGTGTTCATTACCTTTCCTTCTGGACATTCTCGTTTCTTCTCTGTAACTGGTGTTTTAATACAACGGTTTGTTTTTGGATTTAATACCTTACCATCGGGACATTCACTGTTTGTTTTTTTCTTACGCGTGCATTTGAATTTTTTATCACGAACATATCCACTCTTACAATTAAATACACATCGTCCGGTATTGGGATTAATCTCTTTACCATCGGGACAACTTGGTGACGTCATTAATTTTTTTAATTCTTTCTTCGATGTTATAGCAATGGACGTCCGTGTGATTGTAGAAATTTCATTATCAAACACGGTAGTTGCGACAGTTTCATTAACTACCTTATTTTTTTTAAACTCCTTTTTTCTATCTTTCAAAATATGTTTTCGTAAGCATTCTTCATATAATGGAGTTGCCTCATAAATAGTTAGACGTTTTGTAATATTTGGTTCAAGCATACGATAAAATATAGATGCTAATTCTGTTACGAAATCTATATCCATAAATAGATACAAATTACATAACGTTTCCATTAATCCACACGCTAGACCATAACTATCAATGGTAGAAATAGATTTATCTAAAATTTCATCATACTTATCTACATTATCTATGTATTTGAGTGTTTGTAAAAACCCACCCAAATAGGCACCTGGAGAAGATATTTTAAATGCGTCGGGTTTTTTTATAACGGCAGAATATAATGTTCGTACAGAGATTGCTGTTTTATTATGGCTCGTCATAAATCCCTTACCTATATTATTAACAACTGTTTTCTTATTTTCTTCACTTTTCGTGCATGTGTTATCAAACGCCACCTTGTTTAAAAACTGAATTTCAGGGGGAAATGACCAGTGAGGGGCATTCGCTAACCAATATTTACTTTCTCTACAATCTTTCATAATTTTAGTTTTTTTGTTCATTAACCCAAAATCAATGAAATTTACTCTATTTTTTTCATCAAAATATACGATATTTCCTCCTTTCAAATCATGATGAATAATATTGTTTTTATCAAATGTGAATAAGCCCATAAATAAACGATGACTTTCGACCCAAAAATCGGCTACCTTTTCTTTATTCTCTTTCGTCATAGGTTTTTTTTTGAAATTCTCACTAAAATCTGCTATATTTAACCCACCATTTCGCATTAATAATAGAGATAACTTATCCCCTCCAGGATGATAATTAATAGCACGCCCCATTCTACATTTTTTAATCGCCTTTATGTTCGATTCTTGGTATCCAGGAATACATATATCTGGTTGTCCAAGATAAAATACTTGTTTTTTATCAGCCTTATCAATTAACACATATTCTCTCATCTCGGTTGATGCTTCCTTTGGCTCCATTAATTTCGAAACTTTATTATCATCTCTTGTATCCGAACCATCGCAGAATAGCGGTGGACTATGAACACATCCAAATGTTCCTTCACCTACTACTTTTGGAATATCACTCATATTTATATTATATATATATAAGTGATATTTTATTAGATATCTCTTCTAAATTTTGCGATTTCATTATACATTGCTTCTGATGGGTTCAAATACCAAATCTTATTTTTATATTTTTTCATAGTTCTAAATCGTATTAAAATTTCTAAAATAACACATAAACCCAATTGCATAATTTCCTTTGATTTAACTACACCATACATCGGATCTTCTGGAATTGCGCCATCATGAACAATAATATTTAAACGCTTAATAATATCTCCCTTACCTGGTGTTTGTCCATTTATACGCGTTCCAGTATTATTCTGCATTAATGAGAGGTCTTTTATACGAAATACCATTTCTTTCCCATTACGAAACATATCAATAAATCCAATGATATCGGAAAATAAAGACGAATCCCTAGACATATTATCAAATATAGCATTTGATACCTCGAAATTACGTCTATCCTCTGGCTGGGCCAATTCCCAATTACCAGGTTCTTCTTGAGATTGTATATATAATTCCCATCCACTAATAGTATGTATTACAATACCTGTCTTGTTATTGTGGGTAATTGATTCTTTATCGAGATATGCCTTTATTATTTTTTCAGTTTCACTCAAATCTTTTGGGTTTCTTATCTGTGAATACATATGGGATATAATGATTAATTTTTCTTCCGGCATTAACATATCGATATTATGTTGTATTATAAATTCAACATATTCATTATATGTAATTTCGTGTATAAGTTGTAAGTGATTCAATACCAAGCTTGCGTGTTTATACCAATTCTGATCACCTCGTGAAACACTTTGTTCTTTTTTAGCATGCGTCAAATTTAAATCGATGATTCGTATAATAGATTCGTATGTATTGGTTTCTCGCACAGTCGTATCTTTTCTATCAGAGAAATCTTTGGGTATTTCCATGGTTATTGACTTGCGTTTAAAATCGATTGGGATCTTTCTCTCAAAAACAGTAATATTTTCATCATTTATCTCAATGGGTTGAAACGCATAAATATCTCCTTTGTTTATTAAATTACCTCGTCGGCCATATTGGTCTATAATATATTCCGTTTTATTATTAATAAATACCGAAAGTGCTGAAAAAATTTGCGAAATAGGATATTGTTTTATCGCATTAATTGTTTCTATTATTTCATTTAAATTGAAAAAATGTTTACCGTTATCCTTATCCCGATACATGTCGCGGATACGTTTCATAATATGCTGATTATTGGATTGAAGAAAGTTTTCAGTATACATATTCTTGGACACTTTCGACTTATCAATCGTATCATCCTTCTTATTACATTTAAAACTACAATCCGCCATGTAATCGCAGACATCTGTATGGGGTTTATCACCAATTCTAAATGCGATCTTTTTGGCGTCGGTTGATAGTGTGAGTTGTATGTTTTTATTTTCAGCGACACTTTCCAACTTACTTGGTGTGAAATTCGTCTGTCCAATATTTAATAAACAATCTACTGCCGTTTCTTTCATTAGGCGTGTCACACGTCCAATCTTTTCCGATTTATTTTTAGCAAGGCGATATACATATACATCCACTGCTTCTTCGTCTGGACTGGTTTTCAATACAGTGGAATGTAGATAAATTTCGACATTTCTTTCGTGAAACGGCAATAGACAATGACTCTTTTGTCGAACTCCTCTTCCTACAATTTGTTCTATACGATTTAAATTATACCACGGTTCTAGTATATGAACCTGACGAATACCTTTAAAATCGAGACCTTCTGAACCCGCCTTTGATATTAAAATCACCTTTACTACCTCTCCATTTTTATTATTCTCACTAGTGACCGTTTTTATATCTTCCGCATTGTTGGGGGAAAATGATTTATCACCAGTAATCATAACATATTGCGCCGGTTTGAAATTTTCCACTTGACTTTTTGGTTTTAAAGTTATAGCATCGATTTGTTCAGTTGGAGGAGTTTCAAATAGAGGGGTTGTATTTGACGATGAGCCATAACGCGTAAGACCTAATTCTTCCAATGCGAGCGCCATGGGAACAACACCTCCGTCGATATATTGGGAATAAATCAAGACAATACCTTTTGATTTCTTAATCGTTTGAATAATTGATGAAATTTTAGCACTATATTCCCCTATTTTTTCTGGACTAAAGATGCGTCCATATTTTGCTTGAACCTCTGGTTTATATGAGAATAGATACTTTCTTGGTATCTTTTTCATAGAATCGTCCGTGTAGTTCATAACTGTTCGCATTCCTCTTTTACCGACCATAGTGGAACGTGGATCATAATCAGACGGTTCTGTTATCTTTGTAGAAACGATCCCCTTTTCAAATTGTTCATCAAGGGTGATGCTTGGATATACCATATTTAACGCTTCAATCGGGGCTTGTAATTGACGAAATCCGAATTTATCCAATTCATCAAATTCTATATTTTTCACTCCCTTTTTAATATCATCTCGCATGGCGTTAATCAATAATTTATACGCTTTTTCTTGATATGTTCCTATTTCATTCACATATACAGGTAAATAAGACAATGGTTTATCAATTTTTTTACCGTTCATTTGAACAGTTGGTAATGGAAATGGCTTTGGTGTAGAACCAGGAATTACTGCGTTTAATAACCCTTCCACCATACCGGCATCAGTTTGTGAAAATGTTTTTTCTTTTGCGAAATCATCAGGATAGACACGATAAGGAAACACATATGGATTTTCGCCTCTCACATATGAGACATATCCCGTTAATTTACGAGATAATAAATTGTACCCCCCTTCATCTGTGACGAGCCCATCACCCGCAACCAATTCTTTTTTAAATTCGCCGTCTTGGTCAAATACCTCACTAGCACTAATCATTCCGCGTTTATCATTTGAGTTCATTAAATTAGTGAGCCAAATAATTTCATTATGTGAATTATAGAGAGGGGTCGCGGATAAAAGTAATAAACGCATATTATTACAATGGCGTGCTAATTTCATAATCATCTTTCCTATTTTATCATCTTTATTATCATCGGATAGACGGATATTATGAACTTCATCGACAATAATTAGACGGTTATTAAAATGGTTGCGCATATTTTGAATTTCCATTCGCTTTATTTCTTCATCTGAAACTCCAGACATTTGAATCATTGTTTTTTTTCGAATATAATTCGCCAATTCTACGTATCCCATAAAAACGTAATATTGATTAATAATGCTTTTTACTTGAGAAATTACCTTTTCACGAGGGACACCCTTTAAATTTGTGGGATTAATCTCTCGTAAAAACACATCTCCAACACAGGAACGGATATTCCAAATCCCATCTTCTTCTTTTAATCGTCGTTCGTCAAATAACTGTAGTTTGAAATTGGCTTGGACATTAGGTGCTGCTACAATTATAATACGTTGTTTAATACCCACTTGTTTCATGTATTGCCGCATTTCTTCTGAAATACCAATCGCACTGCATGTTTTACCGCTTCCTAAACCGTGATATAATAATAAACTATTATATGGTGTTTGAAAAGATAGAAAATTCTTAACAAACAATTGATGAGGCATAAGTTCAAATGGTTCGGCACACATTTTATCAGCGTGTTTTGTAATATCTCGAATATCGCCATCATATTGAGTATCAAAAAATTCTTGATGTTGTGCTATTTTCTTGGAAAAATTAGGGTCATTTAAAGTAGGATATAGGAATTCGTGTTCAGTTCTTTCTCTATTTTCCTCTGCGTGTTCGATTTGTTCCTTTTTCCGTAAAAATTCATTTGTATTTTTTGGGACATTCGCCAATACGTCATTTATTATCGGAATCGGTTGTGAATCGCGTATAACAAGTGTTTTAACAGCATTTCCTTTAACTTCATCGCCCTTTTCTATAATTAGTGGTTTTTTCTTTTCCTCTCGTAACAATTCTAAATTAACTTGTTCACACTGACCATTTTTATTTTTTCTAGTTCCGTTTGGACAATTTTGTTTCTTAATTATAATTGGTTTTTTCATTGTATCCATTATCAAATATACGTTATACAATAAACGTATATTTCTATTTTATTATTTATACCCTTGAAGATTAAAAAATGGGTAAGTTTTTATTTAATATATATATATATTTTATATGATAATGAATCATTTACAACAAAGATTTTTGATGTTTTTTATCGGCTGCATTGGAATTCGTTCACTATTAGTTATTATTGCTAAATATATAAATACAAAATATTTGAAATATTTAGGTTACATAGCTTTACTACCTGCTACAGGTTTTATGTATATATATTTATCAGGATCAAGAAAAACGGGTGCAGAAACATTTGGAGAGAAAATATGGTGGAACGATTTAAGACCCATACATTCTATTTTATATTTTTTATTTTCTTATAATGCTATTATAGGTAACAAACAATCCTGGATGTATTTATTAGTGGATGTTTTATTTGGATTAATAAATTTTTTAATACATCATTACGTAAATGGTAATTTTTTTACACCCTTGAATATATAGTGGATTTTTTAGACAGTTTTGAATGTTCAATTGTGTAAACATTTTTATTATAGATTTTCTATAGTCGTTTTTTGTCCATGGCATTCTCTACATAATGCTACTAAATTATCAACATGATTACTTCCACCGTGTTCTAATCGTGTAACGTGATCTACTTCAAACCATGCGTTCAACTGATCATTGCAACCATCGCACTTCCAATTTTGCCTAGATGCTACGAATTTTTTCTTTGTCTCACTGACCGAACGTTTTGTTCCTTTCTTTCCAGAGTTCATCATAATATCTCTTGACCGACTATGTTGATTTGGAACACGAACAACTGGAATGTCTGTGCTATTACTGTATTGATGTTTTGACGTGAAATCTAAAATAGGTGAAATCATATCACTTGTATTTTTATCAATAGGTAAATATTTGATATAATCACTCGATGTTTTGATAATATTTTCTGCGTTCGCAGGATTTTTCTTCAATAAAACATACAATATAAACGCGGCGATAAGCACCCCTCCCATCTTAAAATATTTTTTATGCATCATTAGGTTTTTGGTATATTTACCATCTGTATAAATATGAAATACCACGGCTCCAGTTATTAATAACATCCATAATTCTAATCGCATTTATATTATTCTTATATAAAATTTTTCATAGAAGCTATTTCATATTCTTGATTCACCACAATATCCTTTGCTAGTCTAAATATGATATCATTTTCCTTATATTTTCGATTATCGAGCAATTGTTTCGTGGTTGTTATAGCAGTCGAATGGTGTCAAATCATTCGTTTTAACCAATTTTTATCATCAATAAATACCTGATATCTTAATAAAAACACACAGAATAGGGACATCATTATACCTACTATAAATATATTCAAATTAAAGTGTCCCATTGTTAGATAATGAACGATTTGATGGCTCCATACCATATTTGACGCCATAAGTAATCCACTATATATTAATGTAATTGAGATGTAAATATCAGATAATCGATAGGCTAAAACGTTCATAGGATTAAATAAAATACCTACTAAAAACATAATGATAAACATTACTATGTGATAATTAAAATTATTCATACTTATTATATACATATATGATAAAAATAAAACATACCAGGGTAATACCGCCTATAATATAATCCTTATGTAGGTTATAACGTTCGGACAATTGAATCTGTTTGGGTTTATATAATGCTTTATATGTGTCTAATGCCTCATATAATGTTATTTCTTCTTTATCTAAAATACGATTGATACGATTGTGAATAAAGTGAACCCAACGTATAAACGAATCTCGATTCACTAAATAAGGTGTTACTGGAAAATTGTCCAAGAGCTTATTAAAATCATTACCTATCTTCTGATTGGGTATAAATAGTGAGAAATTGTTTATTAAATCGTAATATTTCCTTTTGGTTACTGCTGTTGGATGTAGTGGATAAGTATACGATACTGTATGTAAGAAAATCCAATAATGGGGTCCCCATACTTCTGGATCAAATTTATCTTCGTCTTCTAATATTGAAAAATCATAAGGAATATTGGTCTTCTTTTTATAATGTTCATAATGTTCATCCATAAATTAGGAAAAAAATAAAGTATATAAACAATGACGAATATAATAATATAGAATTGCCTTAAAATAATGAATAATGATATTTATTGTAATAACTGTGGAAAAAATGGACATTTATATCATCAATGTAAACTACCGATTACGAGTATAGGAATTGTAGCGTTTCGAATAAAAGACAAAATTCCAGAATATTTAATGATTCGTCGTAAAGATACATTAGGATATGTTGATTTTATGCGAGGTAAGTATTCACTTTCAAACAAGGACTATATTTTAAATTTGCTAAACCACATGACTGTTGATGAAAAAAATAATCTAAAAACATTGAAATTTATAGACCTTTGGAAGAATGTATGGGGTGATGGTGATATATCAACACAATATAAAAACGAAGAAACTATTTCGTATGATAAATTTACACAATTACAAACCGGTGTTTGGTTTAATAAAAATACATATACACTTGTCGACTTGATTAATGAGAGTTCCCATCTGTCGAATTGGGAAGAGAGTGAATGGGGGTTTCCCAAAGGAAGACGAAATAATCGTGAAACGGATTATGATTGTGCTTTACGTGAATTTAAAGAAGAAACCGGATATAAAATAGACAATTTGACTAATATACAAAATATTATTCCATATGAAGAGATATTCACGGGTTCTAATTATAAATCATACAAGCATAAATATTTCTTAATGTATATGGATTATAATACAAGTTTAAAAAAAGGTCAATTTGAAAAATCCGAAGTAAGTAAGATGGAATGGGCGACGTATGAACAGGGAATTTCGGTTATACGGGATTACAATATAGAAAGAAAAAGAATATTAAATAAGATACATCATACTATTATCGAAAATATTATTATTTAATGATTACACTTTCAGTATTATTGTGTTTATTTTCTATTTTATTCAACACAAAATATATATTCACGATATATATATTGTAAAAAATAATGGATAAAAAACTAATTAATAATAGTAATTTTATTACAAATTTATTTAAATCGGATGATCTTGGTTCTACCACTAGACGAATATTAATAAAATATTTACTTACTTCTTTTGTTTTTGTAATCGCAATATCGATATTATTAAGTATATTTTTAAATACGGGTTCAGCCGATTATAATATTCAAAAATATTTCTTTGTATACGCCATTCCTATCTTATTAACATTTTTTATCATTTTAAGTTTAAACAAAAATGTATCTAAATCAAAACTTTTTTTAAAATTATTTGGTGTCGTTGCGATATTTATATTTGGTATTTATCTCTATGCTACATCTAGTGGTACAGTAAATATAGATGCTATTTCCAATTATACAATTGTAACATTAATTGGGTTAGTTGGTTTAGCAATTCTATACCGTGTTCTTATTAATTACATGTCTAAATTACAAGGTTGGTTTGGGTTTATAGCACAATTAGTGTTTTATATTCCTTGTGTAATATCCGATGTTTGGGAATATTTTATAAATGAAGTGAATCTTACTCCTTACTCTGTATATTTATTTATAGCATTTGAGATATTTCTAATTATTATTTATGCTTTATTACCAAGTATTACAGAGAAAGTCGCTGGACAGGACGAATCTATTCTTTTACAAGACAATATTGTTTTATTAAATAGTGTAAAGGTATTATCAAATAGTGATAAATTAAAGAAAAATACAGGAGAGAATTACGAAGAAGGTGGAAATTACAGAAGCAATTATGGTATCTCATTTTGGACTTATATAAATGTTCATCCGCATACACATAAAGGTTATAACAGTGAAAAGGAAATATTAACTTATGGATTTACAGATGATGATGGTATAGAACACGTCAAGCCTATGGTTCGTTATTATGGTGGTGGAGGAGGAGATGACCAATTGGTCGAGAGAAATAAACTAATTTTCTATTTTTCTAGATATCCTCCTATAAAACAATACGCGTCTGACGAACATACATTTTATGATGTTACAATCGAACCACAGAAATGGAATCAGATTGTTATGAATTACAATAGAAATAAAGTGGAATTGTTTATCAACGGACATTTAGAAAGAACATTTGTAATGAATGATACTATGCCCGTTTATAATGATTTAGATCAAATTTCAGTCGGAGATAATGATGGTATTGACGGAGGTATTTGTAATGTTCGTTACTATAAACATCCTCTTTCACCTGAACAAATCGCACTTACATATAATACAACGATTCTTTCGGAATTGCCTATTCCTAGAAAAAATGATGATTAATCTTGGAACTTTTTATACAATAATATATTATAATATAAAATAAAAATGGAGTGGACAACTATTGTTTTAGGTATAATTGTACTTCTTTTGATATACACGCTATATATTTTTTTCGTTCGGAAATCTTCCGTAATAAGCAAATCCGCCAGTTTAAAAGAAGGCAATAATGAACCCGTTACAAAAATTAACAGTGGTCAATCAACCCGTTATGCTTATGGTATATGGGTTTATGTAAATACATGGGACGCATCTCGTGAAAAAACCATTTTCTCCCGAAAAGATAATATTCGTCTTTATTTAGCGGCTGATGAACCATCGCTCTATTGTAGTATTTCTTGTTTATCGAAGAGCGGTTCTTCATTACAAGAGCAAACAATATTACTAACAGATAATTTCAGTGTTCAAAAATGGGTATATGTTGTAATTAGTTCAGATAATTCGATTGTTGACGCATATATAGACGGAAAGTTAGTGAATTCTACTAAATTAGCAACTTCACCGAATGTTCCTGAAACGTCCAAACTATCTCCACTCTTATATGGAAGTGGTTGGGATTGTTATGTAGCCGGATTACAAAACTGGAGCACACCAATTGGCCCTCAAGAAGCTTGGGATAATTACATGGAAGGCAATTCAAACGCATTATCTAGATTCTTTGGAAGTTATAGTATGAATTTCGCAGTTAATAAGGATAACGTTGAGCAATCTTCATATACCCTTAACTTTTAGAGATTATATTTAGAAGATAACTACAATTCCACTTGTGTAAAAAAAGATATTGTAATTATATAACATATATAATTACAAAAAATGGATGCTAATAATCCCTCTACTACTACTATTCCAAAAAGTGGTTCTGACGTTACACAGGCATTCGGAGATGCTTTCGATAGTGGGACACAAAAAGTTTCTATAATCACATCAAATGTATCAGATAATGTTAGTAATGCGACAGATTATGTGAAAGATACAATATCATCTTTCGGTGATTCAAATTTAGTGGGTTCTTCAGGTAGTTTTTTGGAATCAAACACAATCATCGCTAAATTCGCTTTTTTGATATTTGTACTGATAATTTTTATGATTCTTTTAAATTTAGGCGTTAAGATAATAGGATATTTTATGAAACCTAATAATGACCCAAAATTAATCAATGGAACAATGAATGGTTCAAATGAGGTGACTATTTACCAAGACCCCAAAAACGGCGATTCTGTTCCTATCTTGCGTTCAAATAATCAAAACAAGGGTATTGAATTCACATGGTCCGTCTGGATTTACATAAATGATATCAACAAGAATACAAGATATTCTCACATATTCAACAAGGGTAATGCTACTTTTGATGATTCTGGTATGGCCACTGTTAACAATGGACCTGGATTATATTTAGATAACGAAACTAGTAATCTGGTTGTCGTTATGAACACGGTGGCTCTATCAAATAAACAAGAGATATTAAATGTTAAAAGCATTCCTCTTCGTAAATGGTTTAATTGCATTATACGTATTGAAAATACTGCATTAGACGTATATATTAATGGTGGTATAGTAGCACGAACCGTATTACAAGACGTTCCAAAACAAAATTACCAAAATGTGAATATCTGTAAAAATACTGGTTACAATGGTAATCTAGCGGACCTACAATATTTCGATAAGTCATTAAGTATATTCCAAATTAACAATATTGTATCACAGGGTAGAAATACTAGAGCATCGAATGAGAACAGTTCAAATGACGCCACTGGTTTTCCTCATTATTTATCTAATTTATGGTATTCTGCTAATTATTAAACTGGGGGTTTCAAAATAAATATGATATGAAATAATCATTTAATATTATATAATTGTTTATATAATGTCGGACTTTACTTTATCATGTATAAATCAACGGAAACAGCGTTCTCGTTTTTTTTATCATTTGGCTGGAGACGCGGCATCACGGTTTAATGTAGTTTCTCCCTATATTTACGAAACCAGTCTTGAAGAAAAACTTGTCTATTCACAAGAGGACTTAAATATGAGAAGGAAGGCCGAAATATTAAAATATTCTACAAAAGACTATAATAAACAGAAAAAACAAAATTACTCGTTTCTAGCAAAGAAACACACTAAAGCCAGACCTTGTCCTAATTCAAATAGCGCGAAACCTTCTTCTTCGTCGGGTGTTCCTGGACCCATTATACCTTTGTTTGAAAATCCTAATATTCCTCTGTATAATTACAAGAGTCAATCGAAACAATTTACTTTTCAAAATATACCATTTGATGAATTTAAACGCATATTCGATACATTTCCATTTTATAATATCGATAGTTTTAATAATACATATGTAAATTTGATGGACATTATTATATTAAATCCTGATAATAATCAATTTCTATTTAATTTTTCGATTCCTATATCATTGGAATATACTGCTTATTTTAATGGTATTTCGTCCGTTTACGATGTAACCGCATGTCAAATCGCTATTTTTAGTTCTATATTAGATATAATGTATAGTGATACACTTATTAGTTCAAATAATATTCCTTATAGAACAAATCCTGCTTTAGATAGTGATATTGTTTCTTCTACCAAATCCATCTCTATCGATTTCGCCGAAAGCACGGTAGGTCAAGTAAAAGTTAGACAATATCTCGGTAATATTATTTTGAAAAATGTTACAATACAAACCGTTACACAATATGTTTATACACTGTTTCTTAAAATTAATACTAATTACGCAGAATATTCAGGAGACTCTCCTGTTCCTGCTACTAAGACCAAGATATCCATCACTGGTGGTAATAATATTACTGACGTTCTATCACTTAATATGATCATACTGAACAATTGGGTAAACATAGACGATGTATATTATCAAATAACCGCAGTCACAGACACGAATAATGGAATAATCACACCTAACTACTCTAGTGATACTCTCGTATCAAAAGAGGTGGAAATTGGACTTTACAACGCAGATAATCAACCCAGTATACCTCCCATTAGAGATAATGCTGGGACAGGAGAAAGTGTTAGTAATAGTAACGCAATTAATGTTACAAATGTATCATATAAATACATTACTAATTTTGATAACACTAATCCGAATTTAGTTAATATGACCGAAAATTGCGAACTTGTTATTTTCGATTCCGAGGGGACGGTATCAAATAGTGAAGATATTGAAGTTATACCATTTAGTATATCAGCTATACCGGTATAATTATATAATAACAATATTCGTTTTTGATATTATATAATTTAATTATTTATAAAATGTTTCATTGGTAGCAATGATACAATAATACCTTTGGGTAATTCCAAAAATGAACCGATATTAAAGTTATTTTCTATTATTTTTATCATTTTTGTTATATGATGACCTCCTTCTATACCAGGATTCGTTTGTATTAAATTATTTAATTCGTCAATATTTTGATTATATCCAAATCCACTTATATTAGCAATGACTTTTTTTTTTATCTGCTCTAGGTTTCTAGTATGATAGTGAACTAATACTAGGTCTGTTGAGAAATAATCTTCGGAATAACAATGATTTCCATGGTCCAACTCTCCATGCCAGTTGTGAACATTCACAAATGTCTTGGCCATATTACCATAGTCAGAATATTGTCCATATTCACATTCCATTAATGCATTATTATAACCAATATTATCGTTTGTTGTTATTAACGAATTCACATAATTACATTTATACATCGATTTGTTTAAATTTTTTCCAATTTCCGAACATATATAAGATTTTGTATTTGAAGGAATTAGTTCATTTTTCTCTTTGTCATAGTAAGAAATAAATTCATCTATATCTAGTGGTATAGCTAGATTATAATCTTCTTTTTGTCTTTCATTATTTATGAGACGCGTTAATAAAATGCCTTTTATCTTATAATCACGTTCTCTATAAATATGTATTCCTTTACTCTTATATTTTAATAATATGTTATATGTATCATCATCACTGTAATTATCAATAATATGTAAATTATTATATCCGAATATTTTTCCATGATAATTAATCCAATCTTCTATTATATCATCTTCATTTTTTACCATTGAAAATATTTTTACACGCATATGTGAGTATACTATATATGTATTTATTTATTTTTACAAAAAAAGTGTTTATTTTTTATTTTTTAAATAATAGTCAATTGTTGTTATATTTTTTTCATGTAATATTGCCTCTGTTAAATATTCAGGTAATTCCATATTCGTATATGAACCTCCACGAGTATCATCTATACCAAACATGTGCATAAATATTTTTACATATTTATCAACATCGTATAAATCAGTCACTCTCATAGACATAGTTATTTGTTGAGGTTTATATTTATTTACATACTCGAATTCTTCTTCACATTCCTTCATAATAACATCTTTGTCTTTTTTAAAATCTGTATGTATAAATATTTTATCTTCATCTAGTGCTATGAAATACATAAATAATTTATGATGTTTATCTGTTTCTCTCTTTAATTCTACTTCTTCATCTTCCGATGAATCGTCATCGCCATGAGTATCCAATACCTTATTTTCGATTACCTCACAGCAATCCATAAATAATTTATATCTTTCATTATAAGTAACATCGTCGTCAGTAGGTCCATTTTCAAGTGATTCGGATAACCATTCTATTTTTTTTAGAAAAGCATCTTCTATTAATATCGTTTTTCCATTATTGTATTCATCTACAATTTTATCATTTGCTATAATATCATTTTCCATAATTTTTACGATACGTTCATCTCGTTCTTTGTCCATATTCGATTTAGAGTGTTTTTTTATTATTGTTGTTTTGATAGCAATATCTTTTTTTGAACAATTCGTTTTTTTCATATTATACTATTTATACAGACTTATAATTGCTAAATATTTATAATTTAGCAATTATGTGAAAATATTTCATTTATTCTTTATTTTGGATTGAAATGATGTTGAAATGTTTTAACACCACATTCCCAGTTGAAGTTTTTGATACGGTTTTCACATCTTTCGTCTGATTCATTCGCATCATTCCACGAATTAGTTTTTATCCATTCTCCTGGTTTATTATGTTTTGCTTGCTTCGGACATCCGTCTTTGTTCAATACATAACATCCTGGTGCTCTTGGTGGTGCTGGCGTTGGTACTGGTCTTGGTGGTGATCCTGGTCTTGGTGGTGGTCGGTACGAACTTGGTGGTGGTCCTGGTCTTGGTGGCGTTGGTCCTGGTCTTGGTGGTGGTCCTGGTCTTGATGGTGGTCGGTACGAACTTGGTGGTGGTCCTGGTCTTGGTGGCGTTGGTCCTGGTCTTGGTGGTGGTCCTGGTCTTGATGGTGTTGGTCTTGCGATTCTTGCTTCTGCTGCTGCTCCTGCGATTCTTGCTTCTGCTGGTCTTGCGATTCTTGCTTCTGCTGCTGCTGCTGCTCCGACTTCTGTATAATTACCATTATTATTACCATCTGTATCATTCCAATGCGCTACCGAAGTCGTTCTATTTACAGAACAACCTTGAGGAACATGACCCCAATTACCATATTGGAGACCTTTAGTAACTTTATCACCATATTCTGCTTTCACTCTATCTAAACAGTTGGATTTTGTTATTGTCGGCCCTGTATCTCCGACTTTTGTATATCTACCACTATTATTACCATCTGTATCATTCCAATGCGCTACCGAAGTCGTTATATTTACAGAACAACCTTGAGGAACATGACCCCAATTACCAGCAGTGAGACCTTTAGTAACTTTATCACCATATTCTGCTTTCACTCTATCTAAACAGTTCGATTTTGTTATTATCGGCCCTGTATCTCCGACTTTTGTATAAGTACCATTATTATTACCATCTGTATCATTCCAATGCGCTACCGAAGTCTTTGTATTTACAGAACAACCTTGAGGAACATGACCCCAATTACCAGCAGTGAGACCTTTAGTAACTTTATCACCATATTCTGCTTTCACTCTATCTAAACAGTTATCTTTTGTTATTGCTACTACTGGTACTTCTGCTACTACTGGTACTTCTGCTACTACTGGTACTTCTGCTACTACTGGTACTTCTGCTACTACTGGTACTTCTGCTGGTGCTGCTGCTTCTGCTAATGCTGCTGCTTTTTGTTTTGCTGCTTCTTGTTTTGCTGCTTCTGCTGCTTTTTGTTTTGCTGCTTCTTGTTTTGCTGCTTCTGCTGCTTTTTGTTTTGCTGCTTCTTGTTTTGCTAATGCTGCTGCTTTTTGTTTTGCTGCTTCTTGTTTTGCGACTTTATTTGATGCTCTTTCTGCCGCAGCTTCTTCTAGTGCTGCTGCTTCTACTTCTGCTTCTGCTACTAATACAGCTGCTTCTGCTTCTGCTACTAATACAGCTTCTTCTAGTGCTTCTGCTTCTGCTACTAATGCGTCTTCTTCTGCTAGTGCTGGCGCACGTAATATACTATCATTGATAGATTCCGGATATGTAATATCTATATCGGGTGCGTAAACTCCAATTTCACTATCAGTAGAATTGTTTTTGTTAGTATCTGATAATAGATCAAATCCAGGACTGAATGAAAATATATTTGTATCAGGTTCTTTATGAGAATGTCTTAGAAAATGATGTGTATGAGAATCATCATGTAATTTATCTGTATTAACATTAACTGAAGGAGTATAATTATCTGAATCCATTAAATTGTCTGTATTTCCAAAACCACTATTACCACTATTGTTATTATTATTGTTGTTATTGTTATTTCCAAAACCACTATTGTTATTGTTATTATTGTTATTTCCAAAACCATTATTGTTATTATTGTTATTATTGTTATTTCCAAAACCACTATTGTTATTGTTATTATTGTTATTTCCAAAACCATTATTGTTATTATTGTTATTATTGTTATTTTGTCTATTAACAATATCGTTGCTCATCATAGGCGGACGTGATTGAATATTCATGGGTGGATATTGAAGAGGATGTTGTTTATACGGAGGTTGTATTAAACCATTAATATTTTGCGTAGATGGATGACAAGGACCATTGGGTATACAAGAAGGTTTAGCACCCTGCATTGAACCATATAACAAAGGATATTTTGTAGGAGGAACTAACGCGGCAGGTGGTGGTACAGGGGGTTTCATTCCCCAATTTTGGGAAAAGTTATTAAAATTCGGTTTTTTTAAAGGAACTATTTGACTCATCTTGCATGTCGCTTCATTATCAAATACCTTACCAAATACACATTTATCATTTTTTCCGATAGGCATGCATTGTCCTCCACTGCTATCTAATCCAATAGGACACCATTTTACGTCAGTATCATTTTTATTATAATTACTCGGAAGTTTCTTTTGTAACTTCTGTTTATTATTAATTGTAGCGTCTAATTGTTTCTTTATATTCATCTTTCTCTCGGTTGCTAATTCTGTATTCCTTTCTTCTAGTTGTTTCTTTATATTCATCTTTCTCTCGGTTGCTAATTCTGTATTCCTTTCTTCGAGTTGTTTTGTAAGTTCATTTATTTGATTCTCATCTTCATCATTATTATCATCAGTATCATCATTATTATCACTAAATTCATTTGCTTTTGGGGAAGGATTTAATCCGAAAAAATTTAAATACCATTGTTCTTGTTCAATGGAACGATTTCCAACATTATTTCGGTTTTGAAGTAGATTTCCAACAGATTGCAATGAACCTTCTGCTATGTCGATAGTCTCTTTTGCCGTGTCACCGACAATATCAGCAGTAGTATTAATAACAGCACCTGTATAAAATCCTAACATAGCGAGTAATTTAGTAAATATATTTTTAATTCCGGAAAATAGGCGGTCTAAAATTACACCCACACCTAAAAATATATTAAATCCTAAAAGTGCTAAAATGACTAAAACCATCAGAAATGCTATAATTGTATTTTTTGATAATCCAAACATTTTATCTCTATTTTTAGTATTTGATACGGGTAATTTATCACTTTTATTATCCATTATTATACATTAAATATATATATTAAATTACATATTACCGTTCGTTTAACTTAAATACAAATTTTATGTTAATAGTATAAAATGGGATTATTTTCTTTTATGGAGACGTCATTCTTTTTTACTTTAGGCATAACATTTTTACTCATACTTTTGTTAGTTTATCACTTTAAACAACGTATTTCGAATGCTGAATCAAAACAAGATACTATGTTTGAAATTATTAATAATTTGGTCCAAGAGGTTAGCAAAACACAACATGCCTTATCACATATGAACCGACCATCATCCCCTTATCCAGTTTCATTATATTCCAATTTTCACACAGAACAGGTAGAACAAAACTTACCTCAAATAAATGAAGAAGAGAAGGAGGAGGAAGAGGAGGAAGAGGAGGAAGAGGCCGTTTCAGATATAGATGAATCCGATTTAGAAGATTCAGATGATGAGATGGCTGTTGAATCCGATACGGATGATATTACCGCAGGCGAACTATCTATTCATGAAATGATTAATTGTGATTCTATTACTGAACTTCTATCCAATAATGAAACAGAAATTACTGATGAAAAAGAGGTTTCGGATGAACGTGTTGAAGAAGAGCCTCTTACCGAATTAACACAACAAGATTTCAACAAAATGAATTTAGGAGGATTAAAAACATATATTTTGGAACAAGGCTGGGTAGAGGATGCTTCAAAAATGAAAAAGGCACAGATTTTATCGTTAATTAAAGAACAATCCGCATAAATTTAATTATATTTAGAAAACAATATGTATTCAAAATATATAATGTTTTCTTATCCTCAAGCAGAACCAATTAAACACGCTTATAAAAATAATTGTATTTTAGATAAATCAAAACTTGGGTATGCTACGAATAATGTCCATCCCAATATGCCCGCTAATATGACTGATGGTCGTTCACTCGTAGCAGCGCATCAACCCGAAGCCGTATTAAATGAGACTATTCTACAAAACAGTGGTGTTAAATCCAATTGGGAGTATCGCAAATACCTTACCGAGAATTCGCAACAGATTGGTCGTGATAATTTCCAAGAAGCGTGTAATGATGTAGGTTATTTTGAGCGCTTCACACCCCAAGAGAGAACCGATTTAGACCAACAGTATACCCCCCCTTCCAGTCATCTATTATATAAAGACCGCGGTACCATATTAAATGAGAAGAGTGATTTAAAAGACCTTTACTTATCGAGAGATGAGTTACAATCAAAGTTCCAACCGGTTACATTAACCCAGGACGAATTATTTCATAAAATATCAAAGTAGATAAACTAATTTCGCCAATATATCGTTACTCTATTTTAGTAACGATAATGTATTATTATAATATAAAAATGGAATTTTCATTGGTATTAATGAAACTTATTGAATAGGTATTGGCTTATATAGCGGGGTTTGGTTTGTCTGAAATGTTTTTACGCCGGTATAAACTAACAGAAGTCCAAGAGTTACTCTATTATACAATATGTGGTATTGTCGCTATATTAATGCTATATTTTACTACTCCCGGAGTGAAAGATGTTTAGGAGAAGTATCCATATAAATAATTAAATTCATGATATTAATAATGAATTTAATAAGTTTCGACGTAGGTATTAAGAATTTAGCCTATTGTATTTTCGAATATAAAGATGGACAATTAATTGTCCAAGATTGGAACGTTATAAATCTGTTAGAACCATCAAAAGTTCAAGAAAAATGCTCTTTTGAAATTCGAACGAAGAAACAAAACAAATTATGTGGTAAAAACGCAAAATATAAGAAGAGTGAACAATGTTTTTGCGAGACCCACGCAAAAATGGCCAATAAACAGAATGGTTGGTTTTTTCCCGACGATAGTTATAAAAAGGGACGGTTATCCAAGCAAACGAAGGAAGAAATATACAATCTTGGACACATTCTCAATATATTTAGTGAAATACCAAAAACAAAAGGGGAAGCAATCGATTTATTCACAAAAGGTTGTTTAGATAGATGTTTAGTAAAAATTAAAAAAGCACGAAATAAAACAGCAAATGATACGGATCTAATCACAGTAGGTAAGAAAATGAAATTAGAACTAGATAAAGTACCGGGAATACGAGAGATAACTCATGTTGCGATAGAGAATCAAATATCTAAAATAGCATCTAGAATGAAAACTGTCCAAGGCATGCTCTCTCAATACTTCATTATGCAGGATTTTTGCCCACATATTGAATATGTTTCGTCTGTAAATAAGTTGAAAGATTTAACAAAAAATGTCCAAGAAAATTCTTATAAACAACATAAATCAGATGGTATTGAAATATGTAAACAAATTCTTGGACAAAACCCTTGTTTAGGAAAATCCCCTGACGTTTTAAATGTATCAAAAAAAGACGATTTAGCCGATTCATTTTTACAAGGTATTTGGTATTTAAAACGCGATAATATAATTACTTATGCGGACGACTTAAAAATAAATTGTGTTACTCTAACATAAGTGAAACATATGGAAGTCATTGATATTGGATTAGATGACCTTGAGCCCGTTTCTTTTAGTCTACAAGAAGGTGAACAATCTTCTGTAAATTTCGGACCTGGTGTCGAACTTTTAATGAATGATAAAAATATGTCTTCAAATTCATCTACACGAGTGGATATGCAGGACCTGGACAATCTTGAAAATGAATTAAATGACCTCACTCAAACAATTGATGACTCTGGAATCACACCCGAAAAATCATCATCATTCGGTGGAATGTTTAATTTTAGTAGTAAGAAAGATGATGATGTAAAGATTGATTTAAGAAATATAGAAGAAGTTAGACCAAATATTGGTGCTGCTACTGCCGAAACGAGCGGTTCTACTAAAACATGGGATGGATTTTCCAAAATAAATGAAGTTCCAGTCAATTCTTCTACAGGTTCTAAATTGTCCGAACGCGAAAAAAGAAGAAAGAAGCGTGCTATGATAAAAAAATTAGATGAATGGTATGATAAGGGATTTATTAAACATTCCTCCAAGTTTAATCTGGATTCCGATTTTGATGAAGTTGAAGACGAGTATGAAACTGCTATGGATGATAAACGTAAAAAAGATGGTATTAAATTACAGGGTTGGTGGTTTACTACACTCATCAATTCTCTTGAATATGGTAACGCAGTATTCGACCCATTTGGTCTCAATCTGGATGGTTGGGGTGAACAAATTAATGAAGATATTGATAGTTATGAAGAGATTTTCGCAGAATTACACGATAAGTATAAGGGGGGTAAGATGTCTCCGGAGATTTCCCTGTTATTGCGCGTAGGATTCAGTGGTGCCGTATTGAACATTACGAATAAGGCACTATCAACTGCTACCCCAGGTTTCAATGACGTTATTAAACAGAGCCCCGAACTGATGAAAATGTTTTCATCCGCCACTACACAGGCTATGAACCAACAGACACCGGGATTTGAGTTTGTGAATAATGTTCTCCATCCTGAAGAACAAGTGAATACTTCATATGGTGTTCCTCCTCCCCCGATGGAAACACAGAATCAGCCCCCTCCCAAAAGACCTTCCATGCAATACTCAAACGCACCCAATAGACCCGATATTTCAATGGGAAGAGGCTCAATGTTTCGCGAAGAAGGTATCGATATAAATGAACAATTCGAAGATATTCGTGCCCAACCCCAGTCACAAAAGAGTCAAATGAAATCTAACCCGTCCGAAAGACCCGAGATGAGAGGACCACAAACTGTTGATTTGGACAACCTATTATCTGGACTTAAGACCCGTGATGTTGAACCTCAAATGAGTAGAAATGACGACAATGATTCCATGATAAGTGCTTCGTCGTTGCGTGATACACATAATACTGTTCTACCTAAACGCGCACGCAGAAAGCCTCGTTCGGAAAAAAACATTGTTGCGATTGATATATAGACCCTTAATATAATATAAAATTTTGTATATTTTGAATATTTTATATTATCTACCACATATTTTTTGAAGTTGACTGTTTTCTGAAACACATACATTGTATCTGTCTAATGACCATCCCCCACTTTTAAAATACCAACATACGCCACACTCTTTTCGTTTATAAATTTTCGATAATCCATTGTCTGGAAACCCATTACATCGACATTCTGGAAATACATAATTCGACAATACGAATTCTTCATATAACTCACTCTCTCGATAAATATATCTTATATATTCCCGCATTGGTTCTTTCACTGCGTCATTTGTTAAATATAATTGTATTAATGATATTATCTCTCGAGGGAATATATTATTAAATATTATTAATGGAGTGTTCATTATGTTTATTTATATATCATAAAAACTATATATAAAAATCAATTTTATATGCTCATTATATCCTTCATCTTTTCCATGTAATCATCACGTTTTTTATCGAAATCTACCATTGGCTTTGGATATTTTACCGCGGAATATTTTTTATGATACTTATACCATTTATGAACGTGTTTCTGTTCAACGTCCTCTAATTCGGGAACCCATTTTAATATATATTCTAAATTTTTATCATTTTTTTCCGATTGCGCCCATGGACTTAAAATGCGGAACCACGGCATCGAATATAACCCTCCTCCTACAATTGCCTGCCAGTTACCAGAATTTGATGCTACATCATAGTCAACTAGTTTCTGTGCGAAATATTTTTCACCCTCTCTCCAATCCAAATACAATATCTTTGATAAAAACGTGGCTACAATCATTCTTGCCCTATTATGCATATATCCAGTCGCATTCATCTGCCGCATACCCGCGTCCACTAATGGAAATCCTGTCTCTCCCTTCTTCCATTTTTCCAAACGGTCCTTATTTGTCGACCATTTTGCTTTGCGCATTTTATCATTTGTTATATTACCTAACGCATATGGATGTTCAGATAATAGATGCATATAAAAATCGCGCCAAATTAATTGACGGATAAATTCGTGATGGCTCGAATATTTTACACGAAATCGTTTGACTACTTCTCGAATTGAGACACATCCATATTTGATATAGGCCGATAACATAGACGTTTGTTCGGACATTGTATCACGTGTTTCATTATAATCCTTTAATCTTTTACTCGCATCCAATAACATTTTTAACCCCAACACTCTACCTCCATGAACTGCTAAATCGGGATTTGTTGAACCTACAAATCTTTCTATAGCGTCTTGTAGAGAGATTTCGGTTTTGAACTTTTTGCTAGTTTTTGAAAAGTTGGTTACTCGTGTTGTTTCAGGCAAATCAAACTCATGCTTAAAAAAATAGGATTCATAAAAAGATGTGAATCGAACATATACATTTCCGCTTCCATTAACAATTGTTCCCGGTTTATGTATATAATAATCTTGGCTTGTCTCACATTCAATGCCTTTATTATTACATAGGTCCTCTACATCTGCCGTGCGTTTTTTAGCATAGGGTGTATAATCTTCATTGAAAAACACACCATCTATCTTTAATTCGTCGATTAACATAGACAACGCGTTCACAGTTGTATCATATAATATAATCAAATCACCCCCATTTGACCGAATTTCGCTCTGTAATTCAGATAAACTCTCGATCATAAATTCAACTGTATTTTTAGACTTATAACTATTTCGGTTCACCTGTTCCGGTGTAAATACAAAACAGGTATATAATTTATCACACTTTTTCGCAGCATTTAATAATCCACGATTATCACCTATTCTAAAATCTCGATGATAAATAAATAATCCCCTATTCATTATACTATATAATGATAAATATTTATGTATTTTTAATCGATTTAAACAAATAATTTATATTATTTATAATGAACATAATTAAAAATATAATCAGTAATATATCATCATTTATAATACCATTCATGTCTTCATTTATTTGGAATTTTAATACATTTGTTCTTGCATGTGAGAAAAAAATAGATAAAATGTATAATTCAAATGGGTTTTTTCGTAAAACAAGTGATTCATACACAGAGTTTAAAAAAAGAGTAACCATCTATTTTGATAATTCATTAAAAGAGCCAGAACATACGAGATGGACGGGATTTTATCACATCCACAAAAATAATCAGTTAAAGACCATTTTTAATACCAACCCTATTGATAATATGGATGATTTTCACGCATTAAATACTGGCTATAATTCAAATCTGTTGTTAATCGAACGAAAAAATGCTTGTATTATATCTAGATTTGATGACGATTATCGAGTGTATCATTCGGAATATAGAAATAATGGCGAACTAAAAAAAAGCAACAACCAATTTTTATCTGTTTTCTACAACCATCCACAATTATCCGATTCTATTCAAATCAATATTCCGGATGGTATGATTATAGTAGGAAACGAACTATTTAATAAAGCATTCGTATTAAGATGTCTGAAAACAATTAACCCTAAAATTATATTCGATGATAATTACACTATTCTTGTTATGGATATGAATATTAATGAACATATAATTCGATATAATCAATATTTATATATTGATGAAGATAATTTTAGTGTAAAATTGATATAGATATAAAATTTATTTATAAACATTTAAAGAAGTTACGCGTTAATATAGTATTAACCTAATATAGTAGAATATGCTATTAGATGAAGGTTTAACTGAATCACACTCTCTGAATGGTAAATGGGATTTGTATTACCATTTACCACACGACAAGCAGTGGGATTTATCCAGTTACAAGTTTATATCAAATAACATTGATTCGATTGAAACTCTTGTGGGTTTAAATAAAACCATTCCTGAAAAAATAGTTAAAAACTGCATGCTCTTTGTTATGAAAAGTGGTATTACCCCAATGTGGGAAGACAAACTGAATCGTGACGGTGGATGTTTCTCATTTAAAGTCACTAATAAACAAGTGTATGATGTATGGACCCATTTATTTTATTCCCTTTGTGGAGAAACTCTGTGTATTGACCCTGAACATAATAAATTTATCAACGGTATTACTATTTCCCCGAAAAAAAACTTTTGTATTGTGAAGGTATGGTTACACGGATGTGATATTCAAGACCCAAATATTCTTATTCAAATTCCGAATTTATCGAAACAAGGTTGTTTATTTAAACGTCACGCCCCCGAATTTTAAATATTCACTGGTATAATCCAGTTTATAATTAACCGTGTATTATATGGTTTTTTTAACAATATATTTATTATATTCTGATTATAATATAAAATTTTTATTATATATACTATATAATAATGATGTTCAAAATTTTTGTATTATTAGCTAATTTGGTTGGGATTTCTGCAAGATTAAATGAATATATACCTTTATTGGATTCGGACAAATATTTAATACAACATACTGATAACTCTTCTTTACCTCAATCTTATTCATGGAGTGATATTGATGGTGTGAATTACTTAACGAAAAATCTAAATCAACATATTCCCGTATATTGTGGGAGTTGCTGGGCTCATGGAAGTATTAGTTCTTTAGCTGATAGAATTAAAATTGCGAGAAAAGCCGCTTGGCCAGATATTAATCTTAGTATTCAATTTCTATTAAATTGTAGAATGGGGGGATCTTGTAACGGAGGCGATCATTTAGCTACGTATGAAGCAATTCACGAATATGGTTCTATCCCTTTTGAAGATTGTATGGTATATCAAGCTTGTAGTATTGATTCAGATGAAAAAGGTTGCAGTGATAAAGACCAATTTAAATGCACTCCCGAAAATACTTGCAAAACTTGTGATACTTTCACATCAAATGGTGGTTATTGTAGTGCTATTTTACAGTATCCAAATGCTACTATTTCTAGTTATGGCGCAGTTAAAGGGAGTGATGATATGAAAGTCGAAATATATAAAAATGGTCCTATTGCTTGTGGTATTAATGCCGAACAAATTATTGAATATACAGGGGGTGTATTAGACAAACCCCACGCATTGAAAATAATTAACCATATTATATCTATTGTTGGTTGGGGATATGACGCCACCATTGATAAACAATACTGGATCATTCGGAATTCTTGGGGTAGTTACTGGGGAGAACTCGGATTTATGAAATTAGTATTGGGTGAGAATCAATTGGGAATAGAAAAAACGTGTGCTTTTGCTATTCCTGGTGATTGGACAACACATAATGTTCCTTGTTATGAAGACGGCAGTAATTGCTCTTAATAATTTATTTAACATTTTTATAGTAAAAAAGGTTAAATACTCACCTAATACGAATGTATAATGGATAATATTTCACCCATTGATGGTAGATATCATAATATAACAAAATCGTTATCCAGTTATTTTTCGGAATTTAGTTTTATGAAATACAGACTATATGTTGAATTACAGTATTTTGTTCATTTAATCGACGTTTTACCAGAATTAAAATCCATCGCATCACCCTCCATTAAATCCCAAATAATAAACATTTGGAAAATGTTCGATAAAGACGATTTTAATATTATAAAACAGTACGAGATTATATTAAATCATGATATCAAAGCACTCGAATATTTTATACGTGATAAATTCAAAACAATTGGATTAGAAAAATACACGTCATTTATTCATTTCGGTATTACATCACAAGATATTAATACAAGTGCGAATATATTAGCATTAAAAGAATCATTATTTTCGTGTATTATTCCCAATATATCAAAAATTGTCTCGAATATCAATTCTTTTATACAAAACCTGGGGCCATTCTCTACTATGCTCGGGTTCACTCACGGACAACCAGCTGTTCCTACAACAATGAGCAAAGAATTTCATGTATTTGTATACAGAATAAATGAACAACTTAAAATATTAAATACGATGCCGTTTACTACGAAATTTGGAGGAGCGGTCGGTAACTTTAACGCACATTACGCAGCATATCCTGAAATAAATTGGACATATTTCGCAAACAACTTTATTCGGAATATTGGATTACAACGCGAACAATTTACAACACAAATTAGCAATTATGACCATTTATGTAATATGCTTAATGTTATTAAAACTATCAATAATATAATTAATGATTTAAATATAGATTGTTGGTTATATATTTCAAAAGGTTATTTGAAACTGAAATCCGTTTCTACCGAAGTTGGTTCGTCTACTATGCCTCAAAAAGTCAATCCTATTAATTTTGAAAATAGTGAGGGTAATATTTGTATTGCGAACGCACTCATTGAAGGTATTACACGTAAAATATCTATATCTAGATTACAACGGGACTTAACCGATAGCACAATTTTAAGAAATTTGGGGTCTATAATGGCGTATTCACTTATCGCATACACATCTACTCAAAAAGGTATTGGAAAAATAGAGATAAATCAAGAAATTATTAAAAAAGAGTTACACGATAATTTATCTGTTTTATCAGAGGGTATCCAAACTATATTACGAAAACATAATATATCAGACGCATACGAAAAATTACACGAACTTACAAGAGACAAGCGTATGAATATTACTACGCTAAATCGGTTTATTTCGACCTTACCTCAACGCGTGCGTATAGAGGTAGAACAACTGACTTTGGATAATTATACTGGTTATACGTAATAAAGAATATTATTTGGGTTTTTTGTATATAACAATGGATTTATTCGTTAATGGCTTTTGTTCATTTATATAAGTTTCTATATCAAATCGTTTGAATAATTTTAAACCATTTTCCAATTCCCGTTTTCGGTTCGCCATTGTTATCAATAAACCCAAATTCTTATACTTAACCGGCATTCTATATATTCATTAAATACAATAATGAATATATTCTACTTTTATCAGATAACCTAAATATATGTTTAACTAGGAGGCAAAGGTGCTAAACACAATTTAATTTCACCCAAAGAAGCGACATCGTATTTTACAATTAAAGGCAAATCGTTACCCAAATACATTTCTAAATGGCTACAAAGAGGCGTACATTTAATAAAATGGGAAAGACTTTTCAATGAAAACTCTCCCTGAATAATAACCGACGCATCAGGCTTTTGAATAAATTCCATATACCCATCCGATTCAGAACGGAAAATACGGGAACTGGCGAAATTTCCTTCACAAGAGAAAATTAGGTCATTTCCGACTGATTTAATCTCAATACGATCAGAAATACCATTCATATCGCGAATGATTTTTTGAAAATCCGATGTGGGTAAATTAATCACAGTAGAATACTCAACATCAGGAACTACCAACTCTTCAGTATCCGGTTCAATAAGACGTAATTTTTGACTATAACATTGCTTAATATCTCCATTATCATACTGTAATCCTAAATGTGATACAATTCCGTCGTGATAGTCATCTTTATCAATATACATAGAAAGTGTATCGTCATTCGACATTGTGGAAATGACTTTAAACAAATGCATGGTATTCGCACATACAATGATTTTCTCTGGGGTACAATCATATAATTCGAATTTTTCTGCGTGTAAAATCACATTTACCAAAATCGTATGCGTCTTATCAAAATTAATAATTTTCAATCCATTGCTTGTATACGTAATGGTAGCATCAGTCAATACGTCTTTTATTGCCGTAATCATATTACGGATAGGTTGAATTTGAACTGTCTTTATAATTAAAACATTGTTGTTTTCGTTCATACTTTTATCCAATTATATAAAATTAAACGCATTTGTTTTTATATGATTGTTTATAATTAATATTATTTCAACAAAAACTTTTTAAAAAAGAATTCATTAAATGTCTTTTTACCGGTTTTTACATAGTATTCTTGATCCTCCTCACTTAACAAATAATAATAATTCCCCATAGAACTCATTATTGTCTCTTTTTCTAAATGAAACCATGAATATTTATTGTCTAAATCTTTTATCACTTTATTGAAATTTGTTTTATATCGACCATCAAATTCAGAGTTAATGGTCTCGAGCTCACGCGGTAAGTTCATTAATACGTTTACATAAAACGTATATTTTAATTATCTCATTTCAACAACTTCCTTACCATTTCGTCTAATCACTCTTCCTACAGCATTCATTGATTTCTTATTTTTCAATGATTTTTTATAATCGTCGTAGTTATATAATTCATATGTTGACTTATTTAATACATAAACCTTTCCGTTATATGTATATTCCCTGTAAGAAACTCGTTTGACCTCTACATCCATAACATCTTTTCCTGCTATATCGTCTTGAATAGTAGGATGTGATTCATATGAGTTTGTAGTCATATGCTGTCCAAATTTATAACACGCTAAATCCTCGCTTTCATTCTCATATAGAGCACAATCCATCGCACTCTCTTTCACCGCCAATAATATTTGAGAATTGACCTGATTCTTTTGTAAAGCACGTTCAAATAACAATTGGTCAGTTGAAATGACTGCTGGAAGAGGACGTAATTGTCTTACATAACGTCCAAGAAAAGTTGTCTCGTCAATTGTATTCGCCATCTTATTTGTTAAACGGCTAATATCTCGACTTCTCAAACTTTTATGTTTATCCGATGAAACTACTTCATCTGGTATTATACTCATATAGAGATATACCTTTACGTTTCGTAATTCCTCTGGTAAGTCCATGTGACTCGCAATACGTCTAGCACGTCCAATAACCTGTTCTAAACGGACCATATTCCAATAAGGCTCTACAATATGGACAAAACGCGTGTTCTTTAAATTAATACCTTCTGCACCGGACGATGTAATCATTAACACCTTGATTACTTCTCCCATAAAATTGTTCTCTATACCCTCCTCTTGAAATTTCTTCACAATTGTAGACGGGGCTTCTCCCCATTTTGAATTATAAATCTGTAATAATACTTTCTTCTCTTCTTCGCTTTCTGTACCTGTATGAAGAGCATACTTTGGTTTTCCTTTATCTTCTACTTCTTCATCTTGTTCCCAATCCCCCGATGAAGACTTCTTTATTTTGAATTGAGCATATCCATTCGCATCTAACATATATTTTAACAAAGCAATACCTTCTAATGTTCTAAATTGACTATAAATCAAGTGAAGACCTGTATTATCTACATGCTGGATATTTTGTAATATTCTCAAAAACTTGGGACTGTATAATTTTAATCCTTCTTCTGTGAAAATTTCATCCTTACGTGCGTTTAATTCATACAATGCTGCTGCAATCTGTTTCGAAAAATCAGTATCAATTGCCTTCTTACTTGGGTTTATCTTTTTAGGTTTTTTCAATTCAACAAAATCATCCTCTTCATCCTCTTCATCCTCTTCATCCTCTTCATCCTCTTCACCTTCTAATACTTCAACACCTTCTAATGAAACATCTTCTTTTAATTGTAGTTTGGGTTTCGATATATCGTCTTGGACAATTTCTTCAATTGTTCTTATATCTTCTTGTTCTTCTTCTGAATCACTATCTCCTCCTCCTGTCTTCTTTTTACCAGAATTTGAAGATTCTTCATTTTCCATTTCGCTAAAATCATGTTTATCCGCAAATTCACCATTCTTTTTCACCGGTCTTCCTGGTGGGTCGGGAAACGCAAAGTTACAACTTAATCTCGAACCAATTTTATAAGTGGATGATGTATTAAATAGTTCTTCTCCTGACTGTTTTGCTTGTCTCTGTTTGCTCTTTTTTTCTTGTTTGCTTTCTTCCTCACGGACTTTTTCATATACACCAAATTGGTAACTACTCATAGGAATGCGTTCAATATGATATATTGTATCTTCACTTGAAGGAACGTAACTTGGATATAATTCATCAGCAGCACCTTTGAAATAAGAAGTAAGTCCAAGAACTCTCTTTTGGAACACTGTTTTGTTCTTCATTTCAGATGAATCAAGTTCTACAAAATAATCGAAAAATTCATTAGAATTATCAGGAAGTGCTACATTGTTTATGACTTTTGTCTTTTTTGTATCGACTGATGCTATCTTACTAATTTCATTCAAGGCACTTACTACTAATCGTTTAAATTCTCTATCAGATAAATTACCAGTTTCATCAAGTGTTACACCTGTATATGATTGGAAATCTCCTCCTGATTGTCCATCTCCTCCTCCTTCACTCGTTTTCCCTAATATTTTGATTCTTTTTTGTTTTGGTTTCGATGTTTCCCCCATTCGTTTTGATTGAGTGTTAATAAAACCAAATGGATTTCTTGTAATAGTCACCGTTTCACCTGAAATTGCTACATAATCAAATTGCGTAAGTCCTTTTTTCTCTAATTGGTAAATAATATCGTCTCTTGTTGGACGTGCACCTCCATCACTTCTAATTTTAACAGGAAATACCCATGTTTTTATATATCCACGCAAGATATTGAATAAAACACCTATCTCATTTGGATAGTTAATAATAGGTGTTCCTGATAACAATACAACACGAGCATTTGTAGCACTCATTAAATATTCATATAATTGATAAGATATAGACTTTTTCTTTTTATCTCGTATTTTATTCACAATCATACTTACAAAGTTATGGACTTCATCAATTACCACCACACTGTTATCAAATGGATTTTCCTTTCCGCTCTTAAATGTTCCATCGGGTATTTTTAATTTACTATCTATATTAGTCTCAAGTAAACCATTATAATTTACATCAATATACTTGGAACGGATCATTTCATCCACTTGATCGTTTAAGTTCTTTTTGTCGTCATCGCTCAACGTATCAAAATTCGATTCTTTTGTGATATTTACCATCCACGCTCCCTTACGTTTTTTAACACTCGATTCTGGTATAGACAAAATATTCGATAATAATGATACATAATCTGGTTTCCCATCTATCGATATAAATTCCCAAAATTGGTCAAGTCTATAGATAGGATCACCACATTCCTTCATTTGATTAAAGAAATTCGCCTTTAGTGACGCCAACGTCATTACATAAATTTTCTTTTGTGATTTCATCCCTTCTGATATCGCTATCGAACTACACGTTTTTCCTGAACCTAGACCATGGAATAGTAATAGACCACGATATGGGGTGTATAGATTTAAATAATCACTCACTATTTTTTGATGAACCATGGGCGAAAATCCTTTGATTTTAGGTTTGTCTCCAGGGTTTTCTATTTCGTCTTTATAATCCTCAAACATAGGCACCAGTTCACTTATGAATTTTTTTCTATTATTCATATAAAATTTAGATGTCTTCATATGATGTTCATATTTAATGGGTAATCTTTGTTTTAACGAAACCCCGTTTATTACTTCATCCGTATTTACATCTTTATATTCTGTCTCAACCGCTATCTTTCTGGCTTTAACTATTCCCTTCTTTTTTGATTTTGTATCTTTTTCTTCTTTATCCTCCTCATCTTCATCTTCCTCCTCTTCCTCTTCCTCTTTTTCCTCGTCTTTATCTTGAAATGTTACTCCTATTTTATCGTCTTTATCATCTTCGTCTTCTTCTTTATCGATAACAACTGTCTCGGATAGTTCCGAAATTTGAGATTTCTTCTTTTCAACCGCGGGTAAAACATTGGATTGCTTTAATCGTTCTAATAAAAGTTCGCGATTTACTTTTGAAGTTTCACGTGAATCTGTAATTTTACATCTCGAACGTTTCACTTCCTTTTTTTCCACATCATCTTCTTCTTCTCGTTCATCCGCCATTATATTACCTTCTTCATCTCTTTCCACTATAGATTCATCTATTTCACGTGAAATCGTATCTCTTTCCATAAAAAACACTTTTAGTCCATCTTTTTGTTTGATATTTGGTGTAGGTTTTTCCCTTAAATTGTCTAAATACTTCTCCATTTTTATAACAACTATATTATAATATATCGTCATAATTTTATTTATTGTTGTTGAACCATCAACTTTGAATGTAATTATACATTTCATTTATTAGACACTTGGATATGTCTAACATTAAATTATAATATTATTATAATTTATAATATCATGATTACTTATAATAATGATATTTACAACAGCTAGTATGTTAAATCGGTGGGGTACACCATCAACTACAGGGGGCGTATCAAATAATAGAATAAAAGACAGAAGAGCAAGTCATAAAACATACAATACTCTTTTTGCGTTGAAAAATTGGAATGCTCCCAAAGGTCCAATTTCAAAAACATTTAATATTAAAAATAATGACTCTTGGTATATTTCATATCCGGATAATCCATCATTAAATTTCAGAATGACTTTAAGTAATGGTTCTTTTGTTGTTGGCGGGGTTCATAATCTAGAACACGCTGAAGGAATATCGGGAGATGCTACTGGTGTGTATTTCATGTGGCCCGAACCAAATAGCGATGTAAAACAAACTATTCAATCTATAAATGACGCAAATAATTCCATTACATGGGTAATAAGCGAAGTTATAGAAGGCTACAGTACAATCGTATGGACGCGGCAATAAATATTGTTCATTATAGTAACAATTATATGATATAGACATTGGTATAAAATTGAATTACAATAACCACTTAAATTAAAAACATAATACAAATCTATTTTGTTGATATGTGCGATCTATTTTGTTATCTATTTTGTTGGCCTGATCTATGTTTTCGACATAAATATTCGGCAATTTCATTGTCCGATGGTGCTATAAAAGAACTTACGCCACTTATTGGTAAAATCCAACCGGAATTTATGGTAATGTTAGGTTGGACCCCATCTATTAAGTATAATGATGATATTCGGAAAAAAATGATATTGAAACTTCGAAATGCTTTGATACAAAATAAGATCAAGGTGTTGGATATGAATATGGAAGAAGAAGATTATTATGAAAAACAACTTGCGTATTTTATGTACAAGAGATTGTTGAATTATTATGAAAATAAGTATATTGAATTTGAAATAGTTCCAATGGAAAAGACATTTTGTGTGTTCAATGTTTCTGAAGATATAATTACATCATATCTTCAGAATATGGTATCATTTCGTAATAAATTCTTGAAACTAAACGATGATTATTCAATTCCGATTGATACAAAGAATGAATCAGAAATTACTGTATTAAATGAGAAATTCGAAAAAATTATATTGGATGTTATTGATAATATGGATTTTAACTCTCTGGTCGAAATCATAAACAATAATTATCAAAATATTAAATCAAGTATCGATGATGAAACTGAAAAACTACGTAACATGATATAAAATTGTGGTTTAATATTATATTACTCATTTGAATATTTAAAATGACTGTAGAGCACGTAGAGCCTCCTCACACGCAATCTGTTCCGCCTTCTTTTTAATTTTATGAAGGCCCTTGCCTAAATTAACAAGCACTTTACCATTCATACACATATATTGATGTATCTCTTGAAATGATGTAAATTCTGTAATTAGTTTGGACGCATTCACTGTTACCGAATGAACTGGTTGACCCAAACATAAGTATACTCCCATATGATATCCTGTTTCTGAACTGTGTTCACATTCTTCCAAATAATCAGGTGTCACCTTAAACTCCTTTTGAATTCTCACCTGAAGAATATTTTTATAATTATCGTCGTTTTTAATAAGACTAATCCAATCAACATGTTTTTCAAATACATTTTCAATAAATATTTGCGCCATCTGAAATCCAGGTCCAGTAATAAATACATCGGAAAACCAATTCTCCTCGTCATTCACCTTTATCTTATTAAAATCCAGAAATAAAGCACCAAGAAATGATTCAAACAAACAACCCAATTTTTTCAAATTCGTTCGAATCTGCTTTTGCTCTGCGTGTTTCGACAAAATAACCCATTCGTGTAATCCCATCTCATACGCAAGTCTACCAATTGCTTCATTCTTTACTAGTGCGATTTTCTTTTCAGTCATGAAACCCTCATTCTCTTTAGGAAATCGTCTATACAAAATATATTTAGTAATACATTCCAATACTCCATCTCCTACAAATTCTAGACGTTCGTTTGATTTTGTGTTTAGAGATAAACAATCATCTGGTTTAGGAACAATTCTAATATTATTATTCTGATTCTCAATATCGGGACGTTTCAAATGAGAACGATGAATAAACGCACGTTTATACAATTCAATGTTATGAACAGGAGCGTCTATTCCATATCTCTTCAAAATAGTCTCTATCGAATTTCTCGAAATAGCCTTGTTTAGGGGATTATATGGATCAAATACATACACTTCCTCTCCAAATTCATTATGCTCAATCCTAATATCATCGTCCGTAATAAGCGATTGTTTTCTATCATTTTCAACTGTTGAATTCATTTTATTGGATAAGAATAAAATGAAGATTGTAATATATTTTATGGATTACTATCTAAACCCTTTTTAGAATAAATTTTATGACTAATTTTTTTTGTCTATAACTATTATATAAAAGAAGATAATGGTTTTGTCTACTACTAAACGTACAGCTTCTATTGATAGCATTGTTAACCAGAACCAGGGCGGTGGTTCCAAGAAGGCTGGTCTCCCCCATCAGGTAGGACGTGATTATCATTTCCTCACTGCCCTCAAGGTGGTCGGTTCTCGCAATACCCAAGCCAATTACGGATCTCCTCTTGTAATGGGTCTTAAACATACCCGTAATCCTAATGTTATGCAATCTCGCCCCATCGCCAGTTCTTATAGACCTAATACTTACTTCAAGTTTGTATAAGTTATTTAATAAAACTATATAATATTTAATAATGTATTGTAATACATTATGAAAATTATTATTGACGACAGAGAAACCCAACTTTTCCATGCTGTCCAAGAAATCATTGAGAAGACCGAAATGACCATTGAAATTGAGAAAAAACCCATCACTCTAGGTGATATTCATTTTGTTGTCGATGATAAAGAAATCCTTATCATTGAACGAAAATCGTTACGAGATTTAGTATCAAGTATTAAAGATGGTCGATATGAAGAACAATCTTATCGCCTCATTCATTCGTCTGGTCTTTTTAGACATCATATTGTCTATGTTATTGAAGGATTATTTTCACAACTTGGACATCCAAATGTTAAGGAAAAGAAAATGATTTATTCTGCTATGACCATGCTGCAACTATACAAAGGGTTTAATGTAATCCGTACTCACTCTGTTATCGATACTGCTGAATGGATTTTATATACAGCAGATAAGTTGACTCGTGAAATGGTCAAAGGCTCTCTACCTTGGACACCTGAATCGAAGGAAAATACGGAAGAACCTATTCGTTACTGTAATGTTGTGAAAAAAACGAAAAAGGATAATATTACACCCGAAAATATAGGTGAAATAATATTAAGTCAAATACCGAGTATTAGTAGTGTTTCCGCAATCGCCATTATGAAAAAATTCGGAACAATTTCCAATTTAATTGACCGAATACGCGAAGAATCGTCTTGTTTAGACGACATTGTTTGCGAAACCAAAGGGAAAACGAGAAAAATTGGTAAAAATGTAGTCGAAAATATATTAAAATTCTTGGTGTAGTTACATAAACCGTAGTTTGAATAATTTTCGTTTTATTTGTTTTGGTTGTTCTTGTTTTGGTTGTTCTTGTTTTGGTTGTTCTTGTTTTAATTGTTCTTGTTGTTCAATTAATGAACGACGGGGTATTACTTTCGCAAATACCATATCAAGCAACTCTATTAATTTATTATGCTCTTGTATTTCGATGTTAGTTATATTAATATATGGATAATTTTCATTATCAAACGTTGCCCATCCAAAATCAACAAGATGGATAATATCGTCGTTTATTAAAAGATTTCCGGTGTGTATATCATTATTATAAATATTATTTTTTTGTAATGTTGTTAATATGTCTCCCATTTGTTCTTTCCAATTTTTAGGAATATTATCAACATCCCGTTTTATTTGACTACCACAATACGTCATATATATCGTATATGTACGGTCGTCTGCGAATAATATTTGTGGAAAGTGATATTCCTTTTGTAACTTTAACAACGCATGTTTTTCTCTATTATACTGACCGATTTTTCCACCAAATTTGTCTGCTACGGGAGCACCTTTAATATCTATATATTGTTTTTTTACTACACAACTATCACAAATATCTATATCAGTTTTATCTTTTACGAATTCGATCTGTTTTTGTGATAAGTTGTAAAAATATATTTTCGATTGTGCGGATTCTATTACATTATCATTTTTATTACCAATTAAAGTTGTTATTTGTTCATATGTTAATATTTTTGGCTTCATATATATACAAAAATATTTATATATATACAAAAATAATAAGTTTTTTAGAAAAAACGCATTTTTATGAACCCTTTACGTGTTGAATTATTTATTGGGTTGTTTGTTGGGTTGTTTGTTGGGTTGTTTGTTGAAATATGAAATCCTACTCCTATATCGTTTGGTTTTTTATATGTATATTTATTATTATTTAAAAAATCATCTAATATACTTTTTACATGTGGTATATTATTAAAATCAATCTCTGGTTTATTACTCACATTACACAATTCTTGGACACGGGGAATATGTTTTGATTTTCCAGGGTTAAGTTTTTGAATAATAATATGATATATAACTGAATATAATTCATCCTCTATATTTGGAATGTAAATTTGTACATTGTTTTTTAATGTATGAATTATTCTGTGGTCTAACATATTTTTTTCCCAATTTGAATCAACATAATCATCACCTACAAATCTAATATCAAATGCTACTTCCACATTATCTATATTTATTCTTGATTGAATATTGCTACCATTATCATTTTCTCGCATATGTTTCATACTAATACTACGAGCACCCGTTAATGCTTTAAAATAATAATAATCATTCACTAAAATATCTACATCATGTGCTTGGTTAAAATAATCTAACGATTCCTCAATTTCATGAAAACTACGTTGAATCACATATTTCAGTAATGATTTTTTATTTAAAACATCAAACAGTTCTTTAAAATTTTTAAAGGTAGGTCGTTTTACAAAGTGGTCTAATTTTAATGGTTTTAAAACTAACAATGCCTCTTCTGTATTATATGATGTATGAATAGTTGAATAACTATGAATAGAACCACCTATTTTTAAACGCATATCTTCTTTTATTAATTTCATATTTTTATTTAATACCTGCTTACACGCTGTAGCGTTTTCATATAAATAACAAGGTTTTTTATCTTTTATAATTGTTAAATATAAACACCCGTTTTTAACACGACTTCCGTCACAAAAATATACCGAATTAGCTAATTTCTTTTCAGCGTCTTTTGTTAGTTCAATTTTTTTTTCAAATAATATCTCAAAATTTGAGGGTAATTTTTCACAATATTTTTTGGTCTGTTCATAATCTTTATTTCCGTCCCAAGCTATAATTGTATGAATCTCTTCTGGTCTATTACCATTTACAAGTTCAAGTTCTTCCATTATATATTAACAATTTTAATATATAAATTACAAAAAATTCTATTCTTCTTCCATAGGTGAAGACTGATAATCCGTTTTTATTTTAGGGGTCTCTATATCACTATCTTCTATAACCAATGGGTATTCACCCATAGATAGTGCCGTATTTACGGTAGGGGGTTGAACTTCATCCTCTTTATATTTACCAGATTCTATCTGTTTGTTTGTGAATACAGCTCCTCCCCAATTTTGGTCCATTGGATTATCACTCAATCCATTTTCACCACTATTTTTTGTCGAATCGTGAATTTGGTCTACTACTGTATATCGACCCACATATTGACTTGTCGGATCAAATGCGAAAAATCCTTGATTGTATGGAGGACGGTCTCTAATTGCGTCAGTATATTCTGTCGTATTACCTTGAGTTTGCTGTGGTTTAGCCCCATAATTAACTAAAGGTAATTGCGCATTTGGTTGAACACGATTAAATGCTTGAGGTCCAGTCGGTGGAGCAAATTGGGGGACAACGTTTGTCTGGTTTTTGAAATAATCACTCAAACTTCCAAGTAATAAAGGGTCAACATTCGTTGTTGTTCCCTCTGTTTTTCTTAATCTATATACATCTTCTCCTTGTGCGTTTGTCTCTTGTTGTAAAAACAAAATAGGACAGCTTTGATTGTATATCTCTTTTTGTAATTTAGCATACTGTTTATACTGTTCTAAATTATCAAAGAATATCGGGTTTTTTCCAGGTGTTTCTGGAGCATTTTTATTAAACAACATTATTTTATTACCTCGTTTTATCAACAATGTTGGGCATTGCTCTAAATCTTCCTCTTCCTCTTCCTCTTCCTCTTCCTCTTCCTCTTCTTGAGGGGTCGGACTGTTTCTTAAATATTGAGGACTTGGACTGTTTCTTAAATATTGAGGACTTGGACTGTTTCTTAAATATTGAGGACTTGGACTGTTTCTTAAATCACTTACTGTGGGAGATATTGATAATAAACCTTTCACGTCATCAATTGTGTCTGAAAAATCTATTTCCATAGGCTCTAATTTAGGAGAAGGTGATATACCACTCGTCAGTTTCGCATTTCCCATCCAAAAAATAAATACTATTCCACCTAAAAATATGGTTATAAAAATGGCTAGCCATCCATATCGTGAAAACCAATTTTTCATTGCTATATACTTTTAATGATAGAAAAATATAAAATCTAATTATCTTAACACATGTTATATATTATGGGAAAACCGAAAAATACTCGTAGCAAAAAGGAGAAAAAGGATACCAAAAGTGATAAAAAAAAAGATAACAAAACATACAAAAATAGAAAAAGTCCTAAAAAAAACGTAATTATTGGGATGGTTTTTGCCGATTGGTGCGGACATTGCGTACGTCTAAAACCCGAGTGGGCAAAAATGAAATCGAAAATTCGTAATAATATGGGACGCTCATTGAAAAATATGACTATCGAGTTCGTTGAATTGGGCGATACGCAAGAAAATCAAATGCGTAATATTAGTGTTGACCAATTAGTAAGTGATTTTAACAAGAAACATTTCCCTATGGGTGAACAGGCACTCACTACAGAAGGATTTCCTACTATATTCCGTATATGTAATAAAAAAATCGACTATTACAAGGATGAACGAATTTCTAAAAATCTATATAAATGGGCTACACAGAAATGTTAAGCATCCAATTTCACTATATTCGCCATTGCCTTCGTCTGTAAATATCGCTCTTTCGCCATTGTACGACGTCTCAAATTACATCTTAAACATGCAATCACTACATTATCTCGATTATGTCCAAGAGAGTTGTCTAATCGTTCCAACGTCCATTGTTTTGGCTCCCTTACATATTCATACATAATTTCTGCCTTCTCCTTACAATAGTAACAATTCATTTCAAATGTTTTAAATAGGTTTATAACATCTTGAACATTCACAAATAACTCTTTATTTACTCTATTTTTATTTCGGTCTTGGACAAGGTATCCTGAAATCTTCTTTTTCACTTGTTGTAGAATTATCTTACACGTATTATTATCATCGGGATGGTTTAAAATTTCATCGACATCGACTTCTTCCAATTCCTTAATAGCGGTTTCCCAGTTTACACTCGCAGTAATGAGACGTTTTTTCTTGGGCTTTTCCGTTTTCACAATTTTCACCTTTTTTGGTCGTTCTTCTATTATAATCACTTTTTTTGTTGAATCATCCATCCTATAACTATGTAATAATCATAGGTTTAAATGATTTTTTCCTCCGACTATTTGATAGTTTTAAAATTGGTTCGTTTAATGATATGTGGCCATTCATAGAATCTAGTTGTCTTATAGTATTTTTATTCTCATTTTGAACATTCTTACCATTTGTGTCCAAGAATTCAATCTCAATACCCCTATATTTAGCAGCCATTAACGAGAAACCCGAATATGAACCTGCTACAATCTTTTCGGAATTCGTCATGATATAGAATTCTGTTATAGTATCCAATACATCTTTCGTAGTTGTATTTTTCAAACCCGTGTGTACTACTCGAGAGTCTACCAATATAATCGATTCATATTTATCCTTTATGTAATGCTTATACTTGTTATTATCACAACAAAATAGTATATTAATGTCTCTATTTTCTTCTATAAAACGAACTAACTCTGACTCGTCATATGAACGTACGTCGTTTTTACATTTTATAAACGTCTGTTTCGTCTCTAAATATTTATCACCTAACCTTACATGTAATGTAATATATTCCTTTATATCAGGCAATATAACAGACCGATTTGAAATAACCTCCTTTGAAAATTTGAAAACTTCTTGGGTATTCATTTTTAATACATCTTGGACACGCGTTTTTAATACATCTAGATTGTAACTATCATATACCATAAATGGATTGATTATCGTATATGGATGTTTCAATGTAGCAAACTCTTTTCTATGTATATTCATTTTATCATATTTCATAGTAATATACTTCTCCAAATCTATATCATTTATTAAATAATAGAGACGCGTTTTTTCTACAATCGCCTTTTCTAATAGATACATGAAAAATTTTATACAATCACCTATGCCCCCAAATCCCAACTGAAAATCATATATAATAATTGTATCATATTCCTCAAATTCTTTGATATATTTATCCATCTATACATTACACTCACTATAAAATGGTTCACAAAACATATTATTTAATAAAAGAGATTAAACATATCTCTTTAATAAATAATATAAAAGAGAACGTCGAACTATTATGCTATCTAACGAAGAAGAAAAATCAACCCCCATTGAGAAGCAAGAAAAGCCTGAAAAGGAACTATATTATGTAAATCGGTATAATACAAACCAAAAACTTGAATCAGACAATATTAATACACTTGACCAACTTTTAGAAAAAGAAAAAATTAATTCGAAAAGTGACCCTTGGAATAAAATCGACAAAACCACCAAAATACAGTTACTACATAGTTATGCAGAACGATATGGCGTCGAAAATAAGATACCAGCAAAGGATATCAAAAATCTCAAGACATTTTTCACCGAATCTTTAAATAATGGCAAATTGTCTAAAAATAAGGACATTTCATATATTAAAGAAACACAAACTGTATCTTCTATTCCGTCACTCTTTTTTAATAGTGATAAACGAGCATTCACTCTACGTATTGTAGACAATAAACGCGTTTCTACGATGAAATCATTGACTCCCAAAAAAAATAAGTAAAATTGATAAACAATACAAATATAACACTTTATATAATTATAATGGACGAAATAAAGAATTGTTTGGATATGTTAACGAATTTCGATATTGAAATTCACGAAGACTTAACACGGGTTATGAGTGGATTAACTAATTGCGACAGTGACGTTGAGGAACGTGAACCATTTGTTGATTCTATTGACGACGAAGAGATGATAGAGATTACAAACACGGTTTATGAAACGTGTGATGAATATTTACACGATAATATAATATCGTTATACGAACCTAACTTTCACGATAAAATGATTAACGAGATTACTGAATATATTTTCGAAGACTGGTTTTCAGCGGGACTATGTGTTGATGTCGAATGTGATGATAGTCAAACCGATTATAAAGACGTTACTAAACTTATTACCAATATTATTAATGACTATTTTGAAATATCGAAAGAATGGACAGATAAAATTCCCAAACGCGTCTCTGAACATTATAAAACACCTATCGATATTCCGAAAATTCATTCGACCATCGAATACTTACTTAAATTACCCCAACCTGAACAACGGACAAATGAATGGTATGCATTTCGACATAATTTAATCACCGCATCAAATCTAGGCAAAGTTTTCGGATCAGACGCATCCGTTAATAGTTTAATTTATGAAAAATGTTGTCCACTTAAAACTAACAATAATGAGAATGGGTATTCTTATGTAAATACGTTGAGTCCCATGCATTGGGGGCAAAAATATGAACCCGTATCGGTTATGCTATACGAAAAACGCTTCCAAACGAAAGTAGACGATTTTGGTTGTATTCAACATCGCGACTATAAGTGTATTGGTGCATCTCCTGATGGTATTGTTACAGATGCGAAATCAGAACGATATGGACGGATGTTAGAAATCAAGAATATTGTAAATCGCGAAATCGACGGAAATCCGTTAAAAGCATATTGGATTCAAATGCAAATACAACTCGAGACGTGTGATCTAGACTATTGTGATTTCTTGGAAACGAGAATTAAAGAATATGAACAAGAAGAAGAATTTTATAACGATACAAAGGATAAGGGTATAATCCTACATTTTGTCGAGAAAATAACCATTCCATCTGATAATGGTGAAAACCCAGCCTCTTATTCGGGACAACCTAATTATATCTATATGCCTCTAGATAATAATTTGGATAAAGAATCAATCGATAAGTGGATTGGTGAGAAAAAAACAGAACTCTCTGAAAAATGGTCAATTTATTCGACTATTTATTGGTATCTTGACCAATTTTCATGCGTATTAATAGAACGCAATCGTAAATGGTTTCAAGCTGTCGTTCCAAAAATCGAAGATACATGGAATACCATTCTCATTGAACGTGAAACCGGTTATGAACATCGCGCAGCAAAAAAGAAAGTCGTCAAAGTTCCTGGTTTAGAAATTACTCAAACAGGTGATCAAGACAGTCGAACTATACACAATCTTCCGGTCATCGGAGGTGTATGTCTTGTAAGATTAGATCACGATGAATAAACCTTTCTCGTATAATTTATCTATTCAATATATATAATGTTCGACAAAATACTAGACAAAGGTTCTTATCATATTGCGAAACTCGCACTTTTTATATTTATCATATCCGGTAATTTCGTTAGTGATGTTTTTTCTTGCTCATTACGAAAAATTCTTAACGAAAACTTATTTGTTAAACATTTAGTAGCATTCTTTATACTACTTATATTTGTCGCATTAGAAGATACGGGAACCACTATGTCGAATAAAATACTTATGTCTATGGGTCTTTACGCATGGTTTATTTTTACTATGCGTTCACCATTGGTCGTTACTATAATTGTAACATTGTCTATCGTCACCCTGTATATCATACAGGGATTCATTCAGGATTATAAAAATATAGGCCAACCAACTGATATTCTTATTCAAACACGCAACGTTATTTTTGTTAGTTCAATTTTATTATCTATTATTGGTTTCATTTATTTTACAATACAAACCAGAAAATTACATAAAAAAGATTTTTCCATCTATAAATTCGTTTTAGGATTAAAAAATGAAGAATGTTTTAAGAAGTAGATGGTTTACACATATCAAAATATTTATGTTTTTGAAAAGAACATAAATGTTATTTCCGTTATTTCATTATAATATGCCTTTTTTGGATGATGAGGAAATGAACGTCGTTAAACGCAATGGCGAAAAAGAAACGGTGTCTTTTGATAAAATTCTTCAACGTATTAAAAAAACAGGCAATGAAGTTAATATTCAACTCAACTACACCGCACTCACAATGAAAGTAATCGACCAGTTGTTCGATGGTATTACAACCCGTCAAATTGATGAACTCACTGCCGACCAATGTGCGTCTCTCGCTTCTACTCATCCAGATTATAATATTTTAGCGGGTAGACTTATTATATCGAATCATCAGAAAAATACATCATCGCTTTTTTCCGATGTAGTTGACCGACTTTATCACTTTAAAGACAAACATGGAAAATCATCCAGTCTAGTATCTCAATCCCTTTTTGATATTGTAACTGATAATAGAGAACAAATTGACGCTATATGTGACTATTCGTGCGATTATCTTATCGATTATTTCGGTTTTAAAACACTCGAACGCGCATATTTAATGAAAATTGGGAACGAAATTGTAGAACGTCCTCAACATATGTGGCTTCGTGTAGCCATTGGTATTCACGGAACAAACATTGAACGTGTCGCCGAAACGTATCATTGTATGTCTCATAAATATTTCACTCATGCTACACCTACTCTTTTTAACGCTGGAACACCTCGTCAACAATTGTCGTCTTGTTTCCTTATTGCGATGGAAGACGATAGTATTTCCGGCATTTATAACACATTAAGCGATTGTGCGAACATTTCAAAGTGGGCAGGCGGTATTGGTCTACATATACACAATGTTCGTGCTACTGGTAGTCATATACGTGGGACAAACGGCACTTCTAATGGTATTGTCCCCATGTTACGCGTTTTTAATAATACTGCGAAATATGTTGACCAAGGTGGGGGTAAGCGTAATGGTAGTTTCGCCATTTATTTAGAACCTTGGCACTCAGACATTGAAGTCTTTCTTCAAATGCGCAAAAATCACGGCGATGAGGAATTAAAAGCACGTGACCTATTTTATGCTCTATGGATTCCGGACCTCTTTATGGAACGCGTGAAATCTGACGGAGTATGGACTCTTATGTGTCCCGATGAATGTCCTGGATTAGCCGATGTTTACGGAGACGAGTTTAAAGAATTATATGAGAAATACGAACTGCGAGGTATGGGCAGAAAAACGGTGAGCGCACGTAAGTTGTGGTTTCAAATGTTAGACGCACAAATGGAAACTGGAACTCCCTATCTCTGTTACAAAGATGCTGCGAACCGGAAATCTAACCAATCTAATATCGGTGTTATTAAATCATCCAATCTGTGTACTGAAATTATGGAAGTTTCTACAAAAGATGAAACTGCCGTCTGTAATTTAGCAAGTATCGCACTTCCCGCTTTTGTCGATACTAAACAATCCCCTCCCGTTTATAATTTCAAAGAACTTCACAAAATCGCACGTATTGTTACGTATAATCTAAATAAAGTAATCGACGTCAACTATTATCCTACTCCTAAAACAAAAACCAGTAACGACAAACATCGCCCAGTTGGTATTGGAGTTCAAGGTCTCGCCGACACATTCATTCAAATGGGCTTTAATTTTGATTCCAATCAGGCGAAAACCCTTAATCGCGATATATTCGAGACCATTTATCACGCCGCATTGGAAGAATCTTGTCTTATCGCACAAAATGAAGGGGATTATAGTAGTTTTGAGGGTTCTCCTGCTAGTCGCGGCATATTACAGTTTGATATGTGGAATGTTGTCCCTGATAGCAATCGTTATAACTGGGACAATCTTAAAGACCGTATTAAACAACACGGCTTACGTAATTCTCTATTACTCGCACCTATGCCCACCGCATCTACTTCACAGATTTTGGGGTATAATGAATGTATTGAACCTATTACTTCGAATATTTACAGTCGTCGCACTTTGGCCGGTGAATTTATTGTCGCAAATAAGTATTTAATGCGGGATTTAATCAATCTCAACTTATGGAACGATGATGTGAAAAATAATATTATCTCAAATAATGGTTCTGTTCAACAGATTGAAACCATTCCTCAAGAAATTCGAGACAAATATAAAACCGTTTGGGAAATTCCTATGCGAACCGTTATTGATATGGCCGCCGATCGAGGTGCTTATATATGTCAAAGTCAATCCTTAAACCTCTGGTTAGAAGACCCCAATTATAATTCATTGACTTCCATGCACTTTTATGCATGGAATAAAGGTCTTAAAACCGGTATCTATTATTTGCGTCGCCGCGGAAGACACCAGGCACAACAATTCACGATTGAACCTGATAAAAAAAGTCAGGATGATAAAGAAGAAGAAGACGATATTTGCGAAGCATGTGGGTCTTAAATAAATATAATCTTCATGTTGGCGTTTAATCACACAAATTTTAATATTCAAAATATATATAGTCAATGAATGACCATATATTAATCGTTGAGAGAGAGTTAAATCGAATCAGTAAAATTGTGAAATTCGAATATTATAACCCTTTAATGGTTTTAAATTTAATGAATATTTTTGATGGAAAAGATATTCAAAATAATCAAGAGGAACAAATAAAACTTATTAAAAAAAATTACAAAATAATTGTAAGATTAATACACCCCGATAAAGCTTGGAATGTTAAACGATTTTGTGAAGCATTTAATTCAGTAAATATCGCTTATAAAATTTTATTAGAAGATGATAAAAGAACTCTATGCATTAAAGCATTACAAAATGAAGAATTATTGGTACAAATCTTTAAAAATGAAGAACCAGAAATTAATAAAAATAATGATAAAAATAATGATAAAAATAAAAATAAAAAGGAAATTAATAGCCTAAGTTTAGTTATATGGGAACCTAGAGCAATTGTATTAAAACAATATAATAATGTTCAAAATGAAAAAATAAATGTCGCAGTTAATATCGCAATTGATGGCGCCGAACATACAAAAAATAAATGTAAAAGTAAAAGTGATAAACATCAAAAAGGATTAAAACAAAGAGTCGTTCAGAAAAAAAATGCTGAAAATAGGATCATTAATCACGATTATTCTTTTACAAGTAAAGTAGTAAAAGAAAAGAAAAAATAACTATGATACAAAACCAATAATTAAAAAGTATATACTTTTTTATTTAAATTGTAAAATTATCTAATTATCTAATTCTAATTAAAACATTCTCATTCCCATCTCCCATCCCACTAGGGCTCCAATAATCACCTGGGCATATGTATGCCTTTCCTGTCGAACTCTATCATACGCGATAAAGATCCCGTATGATATCATTAACATTATAATCTCTGTTTTGTAAATTTCCATTAATGGCGGAATAACTGAAAATACTACCATACAATGTCCTGATGGTAATCCACTTTTTGTTGTTCCTGGACGATATACCAATTTGTTTAATATAAAGTCATTTGTAGTCATTCTCGGTATCATTTCACCTAATACATATTTCAGTCCTAAATTCGCAGCAGCAATAATAAACATCTTACAGCATATTATGAAGTCATTGTAATTTGAACTAGCCACACATTTTACCAACACACCAACTAGGATAATATAATGGATATTGTTATTGATGAAAGCAATCATTTTTTATTGTTATACTTATTGTATTTGATTTTGTTAACACTGAATAACATTAAAAAAAGACTTTAAATTTTACTATGCTATGTATCAATCATATTTGATATTTCACGTAGAAAAATGTCCAAATGTGTAAAATTGAAATGTTTTTAATGTTATTCAGTTTTAACAAAAAACGAAACATTATGGAAGAAACGAACGATTGTGCAATTTGTTTTAATAGTATTGATATAAATAATTCCTATCAAAAATGGAGTTGTTCACATCTATTTCATAAAACTTGCGCAGAACATTGGAATAAAGGATGCCCTATGTGTAGAACTCAAGAGTTATTTAATGATGGACATTGTGAACCGGTTACTTGGTTAATTTCCAGAAATCCTAGAAATACATTAGATTTGGAAAGGATGAAACGATCGAATATATTACCAGAAAATTACGAACATATTTATAAAAATAATTGGAAAGACCATGATTGCATCAATCAAAATCATAAAATATGGTATTTTAACAGTTTTGGTGTTGTAGCTATTTGTGAGAATTGTAATACTATACAAAGTTTTAACCAACTGCATTAAATAAATGTATACTCCATTATATCTACTTTATTTGGATTTTTCTTTTTATCTATATGCCCGGTTATTAATGGACATTTTGAATATGTGTAAATATAAGACCCTCGATCTTCCGTATATGTAGCATTTGTTAACTTTGTTGTACACGTAACCTTGGACACATCGTCTACACAATTGTTATCTACCGCATTCTTACCAAACAACCACCAGTCATTATAGGTACGACGTTCAAACTCGCGTTTTGTAATTCCTATTTTTTTTGATTGTAATTCGGTTAAATGATCACCCATCTGTCGGATATACTCTACATAACTTTCTACCTTGGCCTTCTCATCTGATATTCCGTAACTCATTTGATGTTGCATTAAAGTCCCTAAAGGTGTTATGTATCGTCTATTACATGATTGTAATATTACAAAACCCATACTTATTGCCCTACTTGCTATACAAGATATATTGTATTTCTGTATCTCATATACTATCTTATTTCCAGCATCCACCGACCCTCCATTTGTGTCCAAGAAAACATACAAGTCTTTTTTCGATTTTCTGCGATTTAGGTCAAATACAAATTCTGTAGCCATTTTATCGTTAATTTCACCGCGAATAATTATAGAATTATCTGTATTCAATTCGATTTCTCTATCTATTTTCACGATTTCCTTACCTGAATATACGAATAACGGGGAGAGAAGGAGTGTTAAGAACAAAAGGTTATAATACATTATAACATTATGGATAAAATATATTGTCTATCTAAACTTATTGAATCGATTCCATTCTTATTTTAGAAAGTGTCCAAGATTATCCCTCCTTGGTACGTCTCGTTTCATTCAATGTTTTATCACGCACATGCTTATTATCAAATAAGTTCATAGCATAATGTGTCTGAAACATCAAATTCTCTTTTATTGTACTCGTAGAATCGTGATATTCATCCAACGCGGCCTCATAATCATCGAAATCTTCATAATCCTCCTGTCGTGGCTTCTCACTTTTAACACCCCCTAATTTCGGTATACACGCTTCCTTACACGGATTTATCGTTTTATGTATCGCATGTCCTAGTTTGGCTCCATGTTTATCAAACCCGTCCTTGTATTTCACGAATTCTGCGTCTCCTACCAATTTGTTTTCTTCGTCTTTTTTTTGCTCTTTTACATAAAATATACCATTTTTCTTATCCGTTGTCTGAATAAAACGATTCGCCTGACTTTTATCATCCAGACATTCGAAAAATATTGTTTGAACATTTTCGGATAAACTTATCTGATTATGTGCTATTTTATGATAATTTCCATTGAAAAATGTTTCGATTCTTTCACAAAATCGGCTCGTGAAATCATTAATCGACTCCGCATCCTTACACGTATTCGTCAGATAAAAATTCAACGTGTTATTATGACTGTTTGTAGTAGTGTTATGATGGTCATTTCCTATAAGAGGCATCACTTCCTGTATGATTTTTTTAGTCATATCCGCCTGACTCTCCGCCTGATTTTTAAAAAACATTATAAACATATCCTTCATCTCTCTATTGTCAGCAAGTAATAAATTAATTACATTGTCTTTGTTTTCTTCTTTTTGTGGTTCCACATCTTGGACATTATTATTCGGAACTTCTTCTTTATAATTACACGTTAGTTTATGTCTCGATAAACCAGAAGCATAATTGTATTTTTTTCCACATTCACACCTATATGCTTTAGCATTTTTTAGCATTTTTGGGTTACCATTTTTATTACCATTTATTATCAATTGGTGCTTGCGAGTAGATAAATGCGTTTTATAATTACTTAACTTACTACACTTAAAGCCACATTCTTCGCAAATATGTTTTTCGGCATTTTTAGGCATTTTAGGCATTACCATTATTATCTATATTATGATAATAAAAAAAATGCCTAAATCCATCCGCGCACGAAAAAAAACTGTTTAAAAAAAAACTTCGCAGTCATTTTTTTCGCGGAATTTTATAAATCACTGCATTATGATTTGATTCCATTTTTACACGTTTTTTACGATGGAAAACTTTGGGCCCATGTCTATTTTGGAACTTTTTAAAAAGTTCCATTTCAAATATATCTCAACTATTTTTGTTTTAGTTTTTTTATTCATGATTATTAATTATTTTGTAAAAGTAATTAAAACATAAATTTTATATTTAATTAATAATGATCCACGCGAGTACAGATACCCAAATAAAGAAAGCCGCAGCTGAAAGAGCCGAGGTAAGAGAAGTTTTATCTGCAGGAGAAGAGGAATGTGTTTACTGTATATCTATTCCCATCGTCGTCGTCGGTTGGGTTCTCCTCATCATCTACGTCATCCTCTAACATTTTTGTCTGAACGGTGTAACGTAATAAATTTCTGTTGGAAATTTTATTCTGATATAGTAAATGCCTTTATCCACTTCTATGATTGCCCACAAAGATGTATATGCGTTAGCACAACTGACTATGTTAGTTTATGAATATGGTGTATCAATTAGACCTGAAAATATAACACCAATTGAGACATTTGTATCAGAATTAATCGAAGGAAAACGAGAGAAATTAAAGAATCAGTTACGGATGGATGTAATAATGGATTTAGCAAAAAACTCACCAAATGGACGCGTACATAAGTTTTTTTCAAATGAAAAAACTGATTTACAAGTAGGAATAACAATCAGTGATACGAATAAACGAATATGTGTAGTATTTAGAGGGAGTGAATCAAAATCGGATTGGTATTATGATTTATCACTATTTAAAGTTAAATTACATGACGATGTATATGTTCATGGCGGATTTCACAAACAACTACATAATGAAAATATGTATGAAAATGTAAATAATGAATTGATAAATGTACTAGCCGATTATCCAGAGTATGAAGTATATGTAACAGGTCATAGTTTGGGTGGGGCATTATCTACACTATATGGATATGAATTATCGAAAACAATCAGCAATAATATAACAGTGGTATCATTCGCAAGTCCACGTGTTGGTAATACACCATTCCGTAGGGAGTTTGATTCTCGTCCAAATTTAACGCATTACCGGATTACACATAATAGAGATATGGTTACTGCCGCCCCAAATGTTAATTATTACCATGTTGGTGTAGCAATCGCACTAAAAGAATCAAAAGTTGATGTATACTATACATATGATTATTCTTGGTATAAATACTCATTATTTAGATGCCGGAGTCCAGGAGACCATTCTATGGATTTATATTATAAATGTTTACTAAAAAATATGTGGTAAGAGTGAAAAAAACCATTTACTTTGTCCAATAATCAAATATACCATTTTTTACAGATTGATTGTTATTTCGTTTTGGGATTTTGTAAAGGGAATGTCTGGAAATCCTTTCAAAGACAAATCGAATTTAAATCGCATTTTTACAAAACACCGTAGACAAATAAATGTATCTACAAGGGAATTATGTAGATTTCCTGGAACCATACCAAACAAATATTCGTACAATTCTACCAATTTCGGACTCTTGTAATATGTCTCACCCTTACTACTGGTTCGTTCAATCTTACATAGGTTTTTACTCGCATACATAGTGCAGTAGTTGAATTTATTATTTTGTTTTTCGAACTCGCGGTCAAACATTTGTCTCACCGTTGGCTCTAAATATTCTTTATTTCTCTCCATTTCTAGTTTTATCATTTCTCTATCGAAACTGATATTGTGTGCTACAATAATGTCGCATTCCATATATTCTTTATTGAATTCGCGCAAGGCTCGCTGAATAGGAGTGCCTTTATCACACAATTCCCTAGTCACACCCGTCAAATCGGTAATAAGCTTTGTAATAACGACATGTTGAGGTATGTTAATATAGACATTCCCAGTTTTCTTGATTTTCCAACCATTGGTGTCGTACACAACATAACTTAATTGCGTAATATAGGGGAAATCTTCGGGTTTCGCCTCTTCCTTATTTCTAGGAATTAACCCAGTAGTCTCTACGTCAAAGACTAGAACACGTGATGTCTTTCTTTCCATGTTTAATATTTATGTTTTACTTCGATAAATATTAAATATTTGTATCAATTTTACGAAATAAAATTGATTCTTTATTCAGAAGACAAACCATTACAAATATATACAAAATGGAACAGGCTACCTTCCCGTACGATCCAGTTAATCGAATTAAAAAATTATTTTATGAGTATGATTTTGATGATATTCCTACAATGTATAATAAATTTAAACTAATAAAAGCAAAAAATAAATTAATTAAATATTTTAAGTATTGTATGGAGCATGTTGATATTGCTCTTACTCCACAAATTGAAATGTGGGACAAACAATTTGCTGATTTAACAAAAGAATTGGATGAACTAGAATCAAATATAAAGCCAAAAAATAAAAAAAACAAAACTTATAATCAGTTGAAACTTAATAACATAAGAAATGTTATAAAAAGGCGTAATGATGTAAGACGTCATAACCAATCAGTTTCTTTAGAACGTGAACTGGTTCATACTATGTGTACAACGCTTGGTTTAAAAATAGATTGTATGGTTGGTCAAATTCGTCGTATTCGTAAAAATTATAAAAAATGTAAAAATTGTGAAAAAAAATCTATGATTACTATTTGTGAATGTAAATTGAAACATAAATTATGTTTGGAGTGTATTGATGATAAAACAGAATGTCCTGTATGTAAAGAAGATTTGGGTTTACAACATTGTGATATTTGTATGTTAAATAAAAAGGAAATTGTAAAAACAGGTTGTAAAAACGAACATAAAACGTGTAAAGAATGTTTGGATAAAATTAAAGAAAAAAATAATAAGTGTCCATTTTGTCGTGAGGATCTAGGACCTATACATACATTAATTACATATAATGTAGATGGACCGCCATCTACTCGTAACATGAGACAAGCAGTTCGTGACGCTTTAATTCGGAATCGAACAGACGATATGACACCATATAACAATTTTCAAACTTGGTTGGAAACTAACGGTGTTAGGGAGCGTATTGATGAACTCTCGAATGATGCGGGGACAGCAGATGATGTTGTCGTTAATAATATGAATAGTAACCCCACAATTCGTCATATTTCTGAAGAAAATCCTTTCGTTCGTTACAGAAGCGGGGTAAATGTAGAAAGAGTATATGAAAGAGGAAGGGGAAGAATATCTATTAGAAATATTTATAGCAGGGAACAAGCCGAGGAATTAGGTGATTGGACGTATTATAACGAACATAACAATTGGTTGGAAAATATCGGTATTATTGAGCGTATTGATGAACTCCCAAATAATGTGGAGACCCGAGAAGAAGATGATTCATCCAATGAGCAATTAGATATATCTGATCGAGATATAGAGTTGATTATGATGCAAGCAAGATGTACTAATGAGGAAGCTATCAGTGCTTTCATAGATAATGATAGGGATATAGTTAGTGCGATTATGTACCTTACAGATAATATTATTCTAATGTAAACAGACAAGGGATACTTAAGATTATAAAGTTGTTCCAAATATCAGGATTTTCTCGGATTAGTTCGGGACTCATTTTAATAGACGGATTTTTTATTAGATCATACTGACTCCACTTCATGTTAGGATTATTTTTTACAATATCCCATGTAATATTTGGGTTTCGAGAAATTGTTTCCATATCCCAATCCAAGGTTGGATAACTTTGTATAATATCCCAAGTTATACAAACGTGTTGTCCGAATCTGGACATGCGTATATGTCCCTTTTCCAAATAATGCGTTTGTATTTGGGACCATGTTGTATTATTTACATTATGCTCCATTACATCAATACGAATTTTGTCGCACAATGTGCTATCTAATGGTAGTTTTACTACGTCTTCCAATGTGATATCCGAAATATTATAAATTGTATCCCAATCCCACTGCCAATCGGTGTTAGATAACACGTGTTTAATAGTGATATTTGGGTTCATATTTACTCCCGTCAAATTCCATTGTAATTCGGAATTGTTTTTTATAATTTCCCAATTAATAATCGGTTTATTTGATATAATATATAAAATACGCCAGGATTCTATTTCAGGGTCATCTTTTAGTTGTTTCTCGATAAACCCCCATTCAAAATTTGGGTTCAAACATAAACCAGTATTGTCCCAATCGATATCATTATTGGTAGCAACTATGTCTGGTGTAACACACGGATGCATTGAAATATTATACATATCTCCAAGTTGTGGGTATTCTTGTAGTCCGCGATATATTTGTTCCCACGTGCTGTCTGGATTTTTATATATATTTTCCCAACAGTTGTATATGTTAATATTTTGGTCGTCTTTTGGAATGACGTCTGTTAATGATTGGTAAACGTCAAAATCTGATATACATATTCTATCCCAAGCCCATTTATACTCGAAATTATTACGAATAATTTCGGCTGTAATATTTGGATTAGAACTGATTGCCTTCCAATCCCAGTTTAGATCGGGATTATCCATAATATTATCCCACGTAATACACGGATTACGACTCACACAATACCAATCCCAGTCTTTATTGGAATGTGTAGTAATAACATCAATTGATATCCACGGACTGCGACTCAAATTCCACCAGTTCCAATTTTCATCGGGGGAATCTAATATCAGTTGATTATATTCTTGACGAATGCTACTATTAGACATATTCACTGTTAATTAACTTACATAAAATTGAATAAGAAGATTCAATTTTATAATGTATTGTAATTTCCATCTAATTCTCTACACGATATTTTTCATATACTTTTTGTAATTCCGTGTCGTCATCAAGTTTAGCCGCTTCAATAGATTCATTATAATACGCGAAAGGTATTTCAATCTTTTTATCTTGGACAGCCAATTGTTTAAACTTGTCTTTGTATAAATCGAAATCACAACTTTCGAAATGTTGGACAATAATGCGTTCTAGTTTTTTTGTTGTAACACCATTTTCTTGTGTGGATTTCATACGATGCGAAAAATTCGCCGAGACATCTGGTGCTACACGTCCTCCACCCTTTCCATTTCCATAACTCACGCATTTTCCTGGCTCTTTTGAACAATTCACCATCTTGGACGCGACGAAACAATTGTCGGTTTTTTGAGGAACTTTACTGAATTTTGCTTCTTCATTCTGCATCCAAAATGTTCGGATATCTTCGGGTAATTCTTGTATTTCGTTTAAATCACCGTCTAGTAACTCATCTCCATCGATTTGTATTAACCATTTAATATTTTTTCCGTCTTTTTCAGCCGTTCGTAATGATTCCTCTACCCAAGTGTTTTGACGGACTTGTTTTTCTTCATATTCGTTCATTCCTGTGGAACGTCCAATTTCGAGTGTTATATCCGGTTGTTTTTCTAAATGTTCTTCTAATTCGGGCGTTTCTTCTAAACGAATATAAAAATGGTTGATACCTAGTTCCCTGTGTTTATTTAGCCACGTATCTATGTTTTTTGGACTTTTCATCATGGATACGATTCCAATATGTGTAGAATCACTGATAAAGGATTCCTTGGACATTTCTTTGTTTTTCCACGTTAAATACCGTATTACTATTTTATAAAAACTATAACATATAATAGCCATTAATACGATTGTTGCGAATTTTATCCCCAACGTATATTGTTTGCTTCTTGAAAATGATACCATACTTAATATAGTTGGATAAATAATTTATCGGGTATTTATATAATATACAATATAAAATGAATAGTAACCAATATATTAACCCAATGTGTACAATGAAAGATCCGAAAAATGTTATTCTTTCCGCGATATATAAAAACAGTCATAAGGGTGAAAAAAAAATCTATAAGAAGAAGGGATCATCTACATCGACATATACACTTGCGTTGGTTTCCGAGCTCGGAAACGGAAGTTGTAAAGTTAAAATCAGTCCAATAATTAAAAATAAAGTCGTTATGGACATTGACTTTTTTTCTTTTCGGCAGCCAGTCCAATTAACTGAATATTTGAATAAGGAGTACGAAGAGATAGTTATTAACATGAGTAAAAGTGAACCTCTGTTACGCACGAAACCCCCGATAAAACACGCATGGACGGACCCGAATGAAGGCCAAATACCTACTTCTGTTCAAAACCCACAACCATCAAGAGTATTAGAAAAAGTAGCAAAACTAAGAGCAGAAGCAGAAAGAAAAGCAGACAGATTAGCAGCAGAAATGGCAGCATTAGTAGCAGAAAAAGAAAGAGTAATTAAAGCAGAAGAAGCAAAAAAATCAGCAGCAGACAAAGCAGCAGAAGCAGCAGAAGCAGCAGAAGCAGACAGATTAGCAGCAGAAACGGCAGCATTAGTAGCAGTAAAAGAAAGAGCAATTAAAGCAGCAGCAGACAAAGCAATAGCAAGAAGTAAAGAAAACGAAAAAAAAAAAGTAGAAGAAGCACAAGCAACAAATGCAGAACATGTATCAAAATTTATGAAATTATTAGATGCTGCTAGAAAGACAGAAAAGAATAAAGAAAAAATTACAAGTATTGAAACAGAATATAATAACACCATCTTCGATATCACCAAAAAAACAACACCAGTAAAAGAATTATTAAACAAAAATATTCAATTACAGGAACTTATAAAAAGTCTTGAATCATTAAATGCGGATCTAAACGCACCGCCACCAGTGCCACCAGCACAGTTTAAACCACCGAAACCTCAAGTAGCAGAACTATCAGACCCCATAGACTCACGAACCATTCATTTTTATGGAAATTATGAAGAAGAACCAATAACAAGATTCGTTAATCTAGCCCGTGTATTGGAATTACGAATTGCAGAAGGCAATTGGATTCATTATGAAAAACAAAAAGACGATAATGCTATTGAAAAAATTACATCGAAATATCCATATTTACACTTAAAGTTAACTCAAACAGTAGGTAATTGGACAGTTAGTGGTTATGTTAAAACGGGTAGATATAAAAAATATACAATAGAAAGAGGCGAATTCCCCCCTAAAAACACAGTAGGTAGAGTCGGTGGTTCAAAAATGGGTCGGTCCACAGTTTTAGGCAGAATCATGTCGATAATACGCGGTTCGATAAAACATGTTACTCGAAAAAAAGGAAGAAAGCCTCGTTCAAAAACGAGACGGTATAAAAATAAATCACAAAAAAAGGAAAAAAATAAGTTAAATATAACGAAAAAGGTAAGATTTAATCGAAATAAAATCTAATAATATTATATTATAATGGCTCAACCACAACAACTAAATTATACACATTTTGTAGCGGTTCAATTACTCCATGTCGTTAATGACTTGGTAGGGACAGTAAAGACATGGAGTAATAAAAAAAATGATGTGTATTATGGGAAAGCGGATACGGGAGTCCCAATTCAAAATGGGCAATTTGTTAATACAAATGAGATTAATGGTGATGTTATTCGTAACGCGATTTACTACCTTTATAATAAACGAAAAACTGAAGGAATAGAGGAGTTCGGCGTTGAGGAAACATCAATATTTGGTGATAATGCACCAGGTAATGTATTATTTCTGGGTATGAAAAAAGTAAATGAGATATACACCGGTCATATTGTTACAAAGATAGAATCAGGCAAGATGGGACTATATTCTTTTGAATATCACCCAAAAATTATGAATAGACTTAGAAGCCCAATACAGAATTTACGTCTGGAGCCGCAACTTTCGAAGGCTGATGTTGATGCTGCTGCTCAAGCTAAAACCCTTAAGGATAATACGGCTGCTGCAACTGCTCGTGCTGTTGCTGATGCAAATGCTAAACAAACCATATTAGAATTATTAAGTGATATTACAAAATCTTCTCCTCCTTCTTCTGGTGTTACTATTATGAATCCCATGCTATCGAATTCCAAAGTGGGCGGTAAACGCAACACAAAAGGTAATCGTAAAACACAAAAAAAACGTAAAACACAGCCTAAAAAGAAGCCTAAAAAGAAATCAGTAAGAAAGACGTCCAAGAAGTAATTACTCAAACATATAACATATTTGTAACAAATATGTGATATTATCAACTTTAACGCATGCGAAATTCCTTTTTCAATGCCTCTATTAATTTTGCTTCATCAAAATCAGAAGAAGAAGGAGGACCATTAATAACATATTCACTACCTTTCCATTCAAATGGATAATCTTTCCCCCCATAAATGATTGTACCACTAGTAAATCTCTTTTGACCATTATCCCAGTTTAAATCTTTTGTTGTAATATTCATTACTATTTATAATATCCAGACAAAAGATTTATGATTTTTACACCTAAACCAAAAAAAACCAACTGAACTGGATTTGTGAAATATTCGTCATTTTTTAAGGATTCGATTCATTTTGTATCATAGAATGATCATTTTTTTGGATTAACAATTCGATAAAATTTTGAGATTGTTTTAACCATTGTTCAAATGAGGTAGACGATTCAACATCTACATCTAAATTCACATCAAGGCGTAATACAGGAGTTTCGGTATTCATAAGCCAATTATGATGGAATTCATCACATTTTTTAAGATAGTCTAGTGAAATGGTGCTTTCGCCAGTGCGAGAACGTTTAACGATGCGTTCAAAACATACATCAGGGTCAGCGTGAATATGAATGACGCCATCCAATTTAAAATTGCCTTCATATACTGAAAAGTAACGCTCATAAATATTATACATGAGTTTATCAATCAAACCATCAGAATGTAACATTTTCGCAAATATATATTTGTCTGCCTCTAATGAACGTTCGCAAATAACACCTTTACAATTGGGATTTTCATCTACAACACGCTTGAGCTCTTGATATCGAGTGGTATAAGCCATTACTTGAAATGCGAACGCATATTTTTCTGGATTTTTATAAAAGTTCGCAAGAACCGTTTCGCCATTCTCATCTTTAATTTGTTCCCAAATATGCACAGGTTCTCTTAAGAATATCCACCCACTATTTTTCCCAATGTTTTTTTCTAAATGTTCTAGAAAGGTAGATTTTCCGGCGCCAATATTTCCTTCCAAAGAAATGATAGTTGGTTGCGTCATTATAATAAAAGGGTAATTTATTACAATAAAAATAACAAATTATCTAAATTCAATTTTACAAGAACTATGTATTCACACCGATTTATCTACGCCTGTTTTTAGAAGTGACACGTCTCTTTTTAGAAGTGCCACCGCTCTTTTTTCCCCGCAATGACTTACGAACGCGAGAAGTCACATTTTTCTGTGTTTTTCTAGCAAATTTGCCGGTTTTTTTAACCGCATCAACTGTGACGGTCTTACCTTTTTTGTAGTATTTCTTCGCATCCTTCAATGCGTTCTTAAATTGATACGCGGGGTTGGTCAAACGACCTTGTTTGAAAGTTTTCTTAACAGTATCTGTCCAAAGAGTCATTATATATAGAGAGGAGAGTTAATTATTTCGCAAAAGATAAATTAAAAAACTATATTATATATGTTTTTTTCTAAACGTGCTAATGATAAAGAAGATAATGGGATTATTTATTTTGGTTATTTTTTATTAGTATTGGTTGTATTGATGATAATCTTGTAATTATCCAAAGAATTTGGTGATAGTTTGCATATTTGTTTGTTTATGTGCGATTTTCGTCAAGAATTTATCAAATAAGAGGGTTTTGATTTTGGTAGAACAGTATTTTTCCCTCTTCTTCATTAAAACTTCCATATCGGAATATTCGGAAGATAATTTCAGCATGTCTTTGCGATAGGTTTTAATCGCGGCTGTTTTTTTCTGATGTTCCCAAATATATTCCAATGCTAAACCAAATAATTGTTGTAAGGGTTTCATCAATTGGTTTGTGATGTAATGGGTATAATCAATAGGTAATTTGTTATCAAGAATGAATTCGGTGGTTTCCATTTTCTCACCCATCAACGCTTTTTTGTCTTTATTCACAATAAATACAAACTTCATACGGTCGCCCGGTTTTGGACGATTACCTGGATCACGTTTTCCAATTCGCTCGGCTAATACCCAGTGTCCAATTTGTGTGGGATTTTTATAATCGCTCCGCAATGCCTTTGTAATAGTGAGTTTTTCCATAGGAACAGTTCCTTCGATAAGATTGTCGAGTGATTTATAGAGGAAATCGATTGCGTCCTGTATATTATTATTGGAATTCATCAATATATTCAAAATCCCCCCATAGGTGTCTTTTAAGTAATCACAAGAATCGCGTCTTTTCAGAGACAATCCCATATATTTCAAATTGCCTTTTGTCGGGTCTTCTTCATAAAGAATTCCAACATAACGCTTTTTCGAGAGTAGAATAAAGGGCATTAGTGTTTTCTCATATTCCAGACATTGGGGTGCTTTCAAGAATTGGGTGCATAGATTGGCGGCTTCCTGTGCGAGTTCGATTGTAAGTTCCAAAGCCTTTTGTCCACGAATTTTCCGTCCATTTAAGTCCTCTAGATTAAAGGTGAAGAATACTGAATCTGTGTCTCCATATACATATTCGGCTTTGGTCCTGACTTTCCCATCATTTTTCGTATCACAAATACGGTCACCATAGACTTCTTCTATCATTCTTTTAGCATATATAATCATCATACGCCCAGTCGCAGTAGTAGATGCAGCGACATCTTGTTCATAAAAGGTGGATGTTCTAGCACCACACTGTCCATAAAGCGAATTAGCAGTGACCTTATAACCGAGTTGTCGCTTGTCTAAAATATTCTGCATAAATGGATCAGGTTCAGTTTTGATTTTCTTACGTGTCGCCTTTCTAGCGGCCAAAAGTTCCTCTAGAATAGCCGGCATAATGGACTTTTGTTCATCAGGAAGTTGTGCCCAACGACACATTTTGCGACCAACTTTCACCTTTTCCCAAACACCCGATGTGCATGTTTTTGTTCGATATGTATAAGTATCAAATTCGATGTCTATGTATTGATATCCGGGTAAGTTATCATAAATATAATTGCCTGCCTTGTCGCGTTCTCCTTCATCGAGTTCGGGCATATGATTGCCGTCTAGGTCATATGTTTTGGTCCATACTTTACTATCGTGAGAATAGTTCTGACTAATCATGGAAGACGGATATAGAGATGCGTAATCCACACAGGCAACTGGATTGTCCATATACATCGAACATTTTGGGGGTAATACGATGGCTCCTTCATACCCATCACGTGATTTCGTCTTTTCTAAATCGGGCATAAGAGTATTTTTCTCACGACATTTTTTAGCAACGAAACTGGTTAGTTTAATACCCTGTCCTCGAAATACGAGGAATGAGATAGGGACACTACAAATACTAGACATCTCGACGTAACCGGTTAAAACATCGGTCTTAATCATAAGGTGATGAACTAGGTTACAATCCTGAATACAGTATTTCGCGACAATCGCACGGTCTGCGTCTGAACCATTTGAAAGTCGGAAAATATCCTGTGGAGTTACGTCATCTTTTGCGACGCACCATTTGATTTTTTTGTCGATTTGGTCGGTTAATTCGTGCCCCTTTATGGTGATAACATTGAATTTCGATGTATCATCGAACGGTTTCCCATATTCGATATCCAATACTTTGAACTTCTGTCCATTTTTGTAATAATCTGAAGTGAAACCATTTAATTCGATATGAATATAATCATTCGCATGAAGTCCAGCCAAATTCTTACTGTATAGTTCGGTTATCTCCCCGTATTTTTCGTGTACTGTATGTTTGATATGTTTCACACTATCACTAATATACTGACCGGCTACGTCATCCAACTTATATGAGGGCAAATTAAATTCTCGCCGAAAGTAGGTATACATATCAATCTGTAATCGACCAATTGTCTTATAGAACCGTAGATCATATTCTCCTGTCGCCAAAACGATTTTCGTGTTCTCAATTTCGAGTTCGTCATTGCGTTCATTCGCACATACTTGGTCTTGAATTCGAGACAATTGTAAGAATTCCTGAACACACTCGGTTTCTTGACTGCGACGGAACATAAACTCATAATCAAACCCAAATATATTGTAACCGATAATTACATCGGGGTCTTCTTTTTGAATGAGGTCTCGCCATTTCAAGAGAAGTTGGCGTTCAGTCGGTTCGACTTCGATGACGGCACCGGCGACAGGTTCACACCCGCCCAATACGACACAGTGGTTAAGATAGGGTTCTTTTTCGCCATATCGTAGAAATGTCGAACCAATAAACGTCACTTTATCACCCTCTAGATTAGGAAAGAGCCGCAATTTATGTCCAGCTGGATATGGATAGTCATCGGGCTGTAATATATTGTTTAGTATTTTGATTTTATCTTCACGTTCATAGTGCGTATTTAATAGAATATGAACGACGGTTTGTTTTTTATCGGTATTTTTCAATACTTTTGACCGAGGTTTCATTTTGTTCCAGACAGGGACATGTTCAACCTCATTATTTGTATTTTCGTCAAATGTGTCGGATGAGACGGTATTGTCGGCGTCATTTATCATCTCGAATGTGGTTTCAATATCTAAACCTGTTGCCTTTTTTCCTTTCATCATGTCGTCTATTCCGGTATTAATAAGTGTCTCGATAGAAGCCAATACGAATTCTTTCGTAGGCATTTGCTTTGGATAGACGATATCGACGTCTTCGAAATTGTCCATTGCGAAGGCGGTTAAAATACATCTCTTTAGTAATTGGTCTCCTTTTTTCACGTCGATTTTTTGACCGGTTTTTTGTATCCGCATAAAGACGTCAACAATATTGGTGGCGAGACGTTTATAGGTCTTAATGGGTAGAGGAAAATCGCCGTGACTACTACTCGCCTCAATATCAAAACTACATATTTTGTAAGGAACGATGGTTTCTTTATTGGGCAATGGTTTGATATCGGTGATTTTACAAATATATTCGTATTTACAAGTGGTGTTTTTAACAGCGGGAGTTTTCGACTTTTGGGTCATAACAAAGACCCAACCTGACGGACTTACACTATTAATATGGAAATAACGCAAAAGAGGAGGGATATTGCTTTCGTATAGTTCTAATTGGGTCCGGTTGAATATGAATTTTTTAGCACGTCTATAATCCCGTTCATCTTCTCTATCTTCTTCTTTAATGTATTCATACCATAAGGATTTGACTTTATTTAGTGTGGTCGTATTATTGAATGTAATTTTAACAAACTGGTGAGTGTTTCCACCACTAAAACCATAGAGTTGGTATCGGTCTATAAGTTCGACTGATACAATATTCGGAGCATGATACTTACCAATACGTTGAGATATATGTTGCTTTAGTTCTAACGCGTCTTTTTTCGTCCAATTGTCTCCGACTTTGATAAAGAAGAAGGGTTTGTAATTATCGAGATAGATACACGCAGTTTCGCCTTTCTCATTAATACCAAACATTTGGATGATAAAGTTTTCTACATCATTTGTATCGCTACCTTCACTGTCTTCATCGGATACGATATCACCCCTTTTATTAAATATATGGAAATCTATCAAACGAAACGATTTTCCCTGAACGACCCGTTTTATTTTCGGCATTATTATGTTTACAACTTTCGTTTTATTATGTTTCTTAACAAATATTTGATTCGATTCATTCAATTTTGTATAGAAAAATGTGGTCTCATTATATAATGAATTTGACCTTTATTTTACTAACTGTGATATTGTTTATTTTAACACAACCTGGGTTATTTATAACAATTCCAACGAAACATATGTTATATTTCGTGATATTACACGGTGTTTTGTTTACTGGCTTGTATATGTATGTAAAGGAATACTTTACAGCGGAAAAAGAGATTGAGGGTTTTGATGAAACAGAGGAGGGATTTTTTCAAGATATATCCAAGAAATTAGATAAAATATTTAGTGAGTATACTTTTAAGGAAATGGTGAACTTGACGATTGAAGAATTTGAAGGGATTATTGTGAAAGAGTTTCCTGATCTTTCACCCGAACAAATTGTTCGATTACGACAGTATAAAGATTATAAAAAAGGAGAGGATGATAAGAAGACGTCAATTGACGAAGATAAAAAGGAACTGGCGACTAAATTAGAATATATTTTTAATAGTTCGTCTGTGGAACAAATACAATATTTCGATTCTCTTTCAGAGGAAAGACAGAGTGCTTTTGAACGATTGGTTGATAATATGACTATGGAAAATATCGATAAGTATTTGAAACTGAATGTTGCGAAAATAAAGGAATCTGTCCAAGAAGTTGTCGAATTGGTTGAATAATCTGAATGTTATTATGAAATTCAGATTATTTACTGCTTACTTTTTTGATGCGGTTTTTCTTTTATTTCTCTTTCTCTTTCTCTTTTTTTGGGTTTTTTTACCTCTTTTACCGCGACGAGTTGTACGTTTACCTCCATTTGTTGGTACTACTACTTCTTCTTGGCTTTTTCGAGAAAAGGGATTTTTAAACATCGCTTTCGCTCTATCCTTAAAGGTTTTCTTTTCAGAAACATCACACGGTTCTAGTGGTTCCACACTTCCTGTCGTACCACATACTTCACCACCTTTTCCTTTGCCTTTAGGATAGCCCGGTATTACTTCAAGTAGCCCTACAATTTTGTCTGCTTCCTTCTTTGTTATTGTGCTTGTATTTATTATAGAACAATTTGTGTTGTGAACATTAACTACTTTATCGCTACCTTTGGCAAAGCCTAACTCTTCTAAATAGCCCTGCATAAGATTTGAATGTGATACCACGTGTACCGGATTTGGTATGTCTGGACTGTCTGCACCATAAAAATTACTTTTTTTGCTCATATGATAATCAAACCAATTCATAAACTTCTTTAAATTACCATCTTCTTGATAACCTATGTAATTTGGGCTGGTCGTTGGTACAAGTGTAGTATCAATGTCTTCCCTTTCTCCCAGAAAAGGAACATTTTCTATTTGAACCTTTGTTTTAACTTCACATTCGGTTCCGGGTTCATACAAAGTATAGGTATTATCGGATTGTTTAGTATATGTGACTGTAACTACTCCACCTTTCTCTTCCTGATCTGTTTCCCAATCAACTGGATATACAGTTAAACGAATACTTGGCGGCAAGTTTTCAAAAACGACTTTGTCTGATGCGATATGGTCTAAAAATGTTTTAAATTTAACAACCATATGGCTAAATGGTTTTGGATGATTTCCACGCTGTATCTCTTTCTTTAATGGACCTATTCCTAAAAATGTATGTTTTTCTTTCAAAAATGGGGAAATATATAAGTGTAAAGGTGCTGTGGATTGACCATATAATAATACAGCAGTACACCAAGTTCTATATAAACAAGATACAAAAATACTGTTACTATTAAAATTAGTGTTATTGTTAGCCAGAGCAATAGTGTTAGTGATTCCTTCCACGGTCAAACCGGGTTCCATATCTTTTCCAAACCTTTTTCCAGCATTCGCGTTATTACACGAATTAGCGTGGCGTACAAAACGCGTGTTATAATTACCAGTTGGTGTATATGTTCCGTTCATAACATGGTATAGCGATTTGTTAGATTCTGCTTCCATCATATTATACTATAATATTTCAATATATTATAAAAAATAATAAACGAATAAATACATTATAAAAAAAAATATATAAATGTCTAAACCGATGTTTCGATACACTTTCAGAGGAAAGACATAGTGCTTTTGAACGATTGGTTGATAATATGACTATGGAAAATATCGATAAGTATTTGAAACTGAATGTTGCGAAAATAAAGGAATCTGTCCAAGAAGTTGTCGAATTGTCCGAATAATCTGAATGTTATTATGAAATTCAGATTATTTACTGCTTACTTTTTTGATGCTGTTTTTCTTTTCTTTCTCTTTCTCTTTCTCTTTTTTTGGGTTTTTTTACCTCCTTGTGCTGCTTGTGATGATTCAATTTCACCTTTGATTACAGCTATAACATCATTATCTTTTTGACTCTGTATTGTGGTTGCTATTAGACCTCTATTAACGAGGTTGGACGAAAACTTATCACCATCATCAACATATTCAAACATATGGTTTTTATCAGAATCGAAAGTGGACTTTTTTTTACTCTTTTCAGTCATTTCTCCATGTATTATTTCCAATAATTCGGTTGTAGCAAATACTTCACCTTCTATAATATGAGAACCCTGTACGTTTTGTAGATCCTCTGTTTTATCAAAAATAATCTTTATATATTCTTTAACTTTAGGTTCAAGTTTGCCGAAAGCATCCTTAAAACGCTGCATGTGTACAGCTGCTTTTTTTGTATCTTTGTCTTCTTTATATTTAATTATCTTATGTAATTGATGGATGATATTCTCGACTTCCCCGCGATGAGATTTGCCTCGCAAGAACTCCATTAATCCACCCTTTTGTGTTTTTCTATAGTTTTTCTTACTTTGTTTTTTCTGTGTTTTACCCTGTTTATCGATTTTCATTCTATAATATTTCATTATATTATAAAAAATAATAAACGAATAAATACATTATAAAAAAAAATATATAAATGTCTAAACCGAGTTATATTACAAATGAGTGATACGTATCAAACTCGAATCCCAATTCATCTAGATATCATAAAAAAACTCGATGGATTTATAACAAATAGTAGAATACCTCATCTCTTGTTTCACGGATCTTCAGGAACAGGAAAAAAAACCCTGGTTTATGATTTCGTAAGTAAGATATACAATGGAGACAAATCGAAAATAAGAACAAATGTGATGTATGTGAACTGTGCTCATGGAAAAGGGATTAAATTTATACGCGACGAATTAAAATTCTTTGCTAAAACCAATATACAGGGAACCAAGGGTATTCAGTTTAAAACCATTGTTCTGTTTAATGCGGATAGTCTAACAATCGATGCTCAATCCGCAATGAGACGTTGTATCGAGTCATTTAGTCACAATACCCGTTTTTTTATTGTGGTTGAGAATAAACATAAAATGTTGAACCCCATTTTGTCGAGATTTTGCGAAATATACATTTCTGATAATGTAGATGATGACGGTAAATTACAAAACCTCCATCAGTATCATTTAGAACAAATATATGGGAAAGATGAACAAAAAATAAAATGGTTCGCAGATACGATAGGAAATAGTCTTGATAAAACCGAAATAGAATGGATGCGAATGGCGACTACATTATATGAGAATGGTTATTCTGGTATCGATTTCATCGAATGGTTAAAAGAGACAGATTTAGTTTCAAAAGACGATGTATTTGAAACCGTAATGTATTTTCACAAGATTAAATCCGAATATAGAAATGAGAAACTATTATTATTCACCATATTTCTTTTCATAAAAAAGTTGTTCCGTTCGTTATAAATACAAAAATGTTTTAGAGAGATTATGTAAATGGATGATTTTGTGATTTCTAACTTACACGAATCGCGTAATGAGTGGTGTAGTCGATTGGTGAGTATAATGACGCCTTTGGTAGAAGAGGGTTTACGTTCTATTTTTGACGAAGCGTGGAAAATCTGTGCTGATTCAGATGAGATGAACAAATATTTAATGACGTTTCAGAATTTGATTTCTAGAATTCCCAAATGGAATGAGGTAATTATTGAAGAGGAACGAAAGCGTATTATTGAACGTTCTGGATGTAATTATTTAGAGGATTTGATTACGTGTGTTCATATCATTCAATTAAAAGTGCTTACGTGTATTCGTGTGGGCAATAAGCAGAAAAAAATAGACATTGCGATCCCCAAATTAGACCCATTTATTCATCGTATCTATATTCAGACGGCTAGAAAGGTTTATCAAAACGTATATTTATTCGAGAAGAATATTGCCCCCATGGCGATTCAAAAGAACGCGCGTGAATTAGAAATGATTATACAAGAGGCAGTTATGAATACTATTCGTGAGAGTGTGCCTACTGAAGCCATTATCCGTGCCTATATGGATGAGAATGAAGAGCAAGAAGAGGAAGTTACGATTGAGGCGATTGAAGAGCCCGAGATATCAGTACAGGATTTGGAAAACAAGGAACAAGAAGAAAAACATACAGAAGAAGATGAACCCGTAACAATGACTCCTGCTATAAAAAATATGGATGACGAAAAGGTTGTTACAAAACTAACATTCAATGACTTGGACAGTGCTATGTCTTCTGATAATCAGGAAGAGATTATTGAGGCACCCAAGACATTAGAACGGCTAGAAGATATTAGTGTTTCGCGTTCTCTTGAACGTAAGATGATGGAGGAGGAAGAAGAAGATGATGATGACCGTATTCAAATCCATACAGATACAATGGATTTGACTGGATTTGATTTATTAGATGAACCCAATAAAACAGATATTGAAAGTGCGAACATTGTATTAGAATCAGAGGAATTATATTAGAATCCGGAATTTATATTTATGAAATTTAACATAAACATAAATTGATACGTATATATATTATATTATAATATACAATGGAAGACCAAATATTCAAAAAAAGAAAATCCATAAAGGTACATCCAGACATAAAACGAACGAGACAAGATACATTGTTTTATTGCGGCGATTGCTATAAATCGATAACAAAACAAGGTTGTGTCGTAATATTTTATTGTAATAAATGTAAATTAAAATTATGTGTGAATTGTTTTGATGACTCGGGAAAATGTGGGAATTGTTTGGGTGAACTCTGTCGATTTGAGAAGTGCGTCAGTGTAGACGTACCAGATACTCTGGATGATTTTGTTGAGATTAAATCGGAAAAAAAGAGGTGGTGGTGTGTTAATTTTAACCGATAGTGTCGAATAGTTCTTTTTCGTGAAGTCCGCCTAATATAATCGGAATTTTTTGGTGTATATTTTTAGGAAAAGGTATATCTAAAATACTGATACTACCATTTGACGAAAACCCCCCTCCAATATGAAAGATATGTGCGAACGGATATCCTTCATATAACAATCGTATTTTTCCAGAGGTATCTTTTTTATTCGCAGGATAGGCAAATACCCCACCTTTGATAACGGTTCTGTGTCCATCTGCCGCCATACATCCCACCCAACGGCAAGAATATTTATCATCGATGCATTTATCCACGAATTTCTCATATCGTGTGTCCAACCATGTTTTTTTACTGGATTCATTTATAGAATATATCCCCCCTTTTGATTTAATTCTGATATTGTCATGTAACAAATCAAATTGTTGTCTCTTATTGGAATATTGATAAAAACGTAATGTATCATTATGTGCTACTAAATATTGTGTCGCTGCGCCATAAATACTATATCCAGATGCTACAATATTATGACCATTTGTGATTGTTCCGTCATCATTGTATTTATAGATACAAAAAATGGTTCCGGTTGTTATATTCGCATCGATATTGGATGAACCATCCAATGGGTCATAGCAAACAAGATAGGGTGCGTTTTTAAATCCAGTTTCACATAAGGTATCTTCTTCTTCTGAACCAATTGTTCGTACCTGTTCACATTTCATTAATATATCCATTAAAATAGCGTTTGATATAAGATCCATTGTTTTCACATCATCTCCTGAATTATTGTTATGTTCAGTAATATTACCCAATGAAATAGAATTAGCATCTCGCATTACAGTGGCTATTTCTATAAATCCCTTTTCTAATAATTTAACAATTTCCATTACTGGCTAATATAATATAGACATATTCCAATTAATAGCAAAAATATGCGTTTATTTGGGAGTGTAAAATTGATAGGCTTTTTGTTAAACCTTCATAATCATATATACAAACGATTTAATACGAAAATGCCTTATTGTTCAACTGGAGCAGTTCATCATTCAGGAGTGGGAAACGAGAAGGAACTTGTAGCATTGCTTAATGCGACAACTACGTTAAATATCAATCAGCATATTTCAGGCAAGAGTGGGTCAGATGCGTTGTTATGGAGACATTTAGGGGGCACACAGCAGAAGGCGGATTGTGATGTGGTTTCTGGAGAACATACATATGATGTCTCGGTGAAGCATCACGATAGTTCAGGAGGAACATTTGATTGGATTAACACATCGAAACTGACGGAGTTTAATCACGAGATTGCTGGTGTAATTAAGCCTAGAGTGGCGGAATATAAAGAAAAATACAAGGAGTGTAAGGAAGTTACCAAGGAGATGCGTTCAGAGATGGAGGAAGTCTTTAATGGCGCATTTGAGCATATTACGAGTGACCAACTCAAGGAACTATTTGGTTCACTATACACGAAATATCCCGACTATGTCTTGATTAATGACCGGGCAAAGGAGCGTTTGGTCATGTATCACAAAACGGACAATTTCAAGGAGTTCGTGGGATATGGTGATTGGGAATATTACTTGAAAAAGTCACGTGCGAAGACGAGCCGTATGGTGTGTAGGAGAAAGGATGGTGTAGAAGTGAACACCAATTTGCGTATCCGTTTGGTTCTAAACAACGGGGTTAATGCTCTTGTTGGGTTGAGTGAGAAAAACAAGTGTTCAATTCCTTGTCTAAAGATACAACAAGACCGGGTAAATGTCTTATTAGATGGGTTGACTGACCCCATTATCGACAAGGTTGAGCAAAAGGTAGAACCGAGAAGCAGTAGTCCCGATGCGGAACTGTTGCTCGATTTAATGGGAAGATAAAAACAAAAAAACAAAAAAGGAAAAAAACAAAAACATACATTAGTTGGTTGATTCAATATTACATCTTTTTTTTTATTGGAATCTAGATTTCACAATTTCGACAACCTCTTTATTGGAATCATTTAATAGACATTTTCTTTCTAAATTAACACAAGCACTTCCAGTAGTTCCAGAACCACACATTGGGTCTAGAACAACATCTTCCTTATCAGTGCTAATTTCGATTAATCGTTCCAATAGTTTCACTGGTTTCGCAGTTGGATATTTTCGCCCTTCCGAGCCTTGACTAATAGAATGTATATCGTCCCATAGGTCTGTGCATGGTTTTCCCGGGTTCTCAATCAAATAGATTTTTTTGTATAGTTTTCCCCCGATTTTTTTAGGAAAATGGAGACGGTTCTCACTTTCTAGTTTTTCCAAAGCGGATTTCGAAATACGCCATCCAGAAGTGGGATTGAAAGTGAATCCATTCGATTGGAATTCATACATATATCCTTTTTTCGTATTTTCGGTCACTAGGTGTCCGAGTGAATAATTACCACGTTCATCCTCGTTTTTAAACGAATTTTTCAAATAGGTGGGGTCTTTTTCTTGTAACACTAGGTTGAATTTCGCCTTTTCTTTGAACGTGCATTTAAATATCACATCAATTGTAGCACCGAGTTTATTTTTCACATTGTTTTTTGACCGGCATTTTTTCCAAAATATAGGGGCGACAACTTTAAAATGCTTGGCCAAAACCATTTGCGGAATTAACATGCATGCTGCGGAGATATGAAAATATAGAGTTCCATCGGGTTTTAATACGCGTTTTAGGTCAGTAATTGTATCATTAATAAACGCTTCATAAGATGCGTCATCCCATTTATCGCCAAATCCGACATCCGAATCGATACTCATCGTATAATTTCGGTCAGAATTAAAGGGAGGGTCTAGATAGATCATCTGAACAGAGGTGTTTGGAAGGGTTTTCACATATTCCTTACAAGACTGAATAGTTAAAGATACACGGTCGTGAATTTGTTCGACATTTTGCGTGGTATTCTTGACTATTAATTTTTTAGACGGCATAGTTGATTTAATAAAAAATAAGTATATATATTTAAATCAATTTTGTAATTAGATAATAGGTTGTGATATACACAATCTCTCTTATCAAGTCGGGGATGTTCGATTGGATTTCATAAGAGACAAGTGTAGTAGGACATTTGTAACCATTTTGTAGATTATTTTGTTCTCACATTTAGTGAAATTATCGGTATATGGAACCGAGATACGATTGTTCATCAAAATATGGATTCTCATTTTAATCGCATTCGAAATTTTACGATGTGATGTCTCATTTAACACGCATTTATTCTTACACGTGCATAATTCATTCAAGTCGCGGTCTATAAATTGGTCGATAATAGCGTCGATTCGCTTGTGGTATGAAGTCATGTTCAATAATTTTTTTATATATATTCATTACAAAATAATTTGTATCAATTTTTTAATGCGTTATAACTGTATTCAAAAAATACGATTTTAACATATATTTAGGAAAAAAAGCTATGGAAGAGGTATTTATTATAACGACTATTATTACCGTTTCTTTTTGTTTATCGAAGTTCATCGAGTATAAGTATATTTCCGACGATGTAAAGCCTTTGAAGGATATTGTTCGTGACTGTCTATTGGTTTTGATGAGTTCTGTTTCTGGAAGTTATTTTTACTTTTATTTTCAAACGTCTATTCGTGATTTCTTCAACGTCGTGACGGAGACCAAGGTTTTAAACACCGCTACTACCCAGGTATTTACGGACAACCCAACTTTTTAAAGGAAGGGTTTCTCTTTAGTTTCGATTTCACTAGTCGCTTTCCCCCCCTCCTTTTCGTATCCATCGCCTTCTTCCTCTCGTATGCTAGTTGAGAGACCAATGTCTGTGCCTGCCCCCGTAGTATGGGTTTGTAATTATCCATTTTGTTATCTTTATCGTATTGTGATAAAGATAAAAAGTCTTTCAATTTTATACGTTTATCCCAAA